AGAACATTGGTGGGTATCTTGATGAGGGTAAGAGAAACGTAAGAGCTATGGGACTTTGTTATAACAATAAGGCTAAGAATAAGGGAAGCTATTTTTAGACAAAAGAAAATCCACTACTATTTTTCAAGTAGTGGATAAAATTTTATTCATCAAAATCTACATATTCACTTAGGGAGTCAACAACTTCCTTTGTAGTGTTCTTAGTAGACTGTAACCATTCACCCATAACAATCAGTTCTATTCTATCTCCAGATGTTATATGGAGTGAAAGGGTATTAAGTGCTGATTTAGGATTAGCAATAGTATTATTCTTAATGTCACATAAGATTAACTTTTCTTCAAACTTAGAAAATCTAGTTGACATCTCGGTTATCTGTGAATAATTAAGCCAATGCTTCACAGTTCCAAACTTAGATATTACTTCTTTACTCATATTTGTTCTCCTTTATAACATTATGCTTAACTTTTACAAAATTATCACATTTACTACAGCCATAGAATACATTATCAATATACTTTTCATATTTTAACTTGTGATGACATTTGCTACAATATCCATGTTTAAAATTAAACACCTCTTGTAATATTGCCTGTATAATTATTTTTATTCCAACAATTGCCATAAACAATCCAATTAAAATACATACACATATCATATATATATCTTCCGAACTCATAACAATGTCACCTAGTTTCTTTCACACCACTTAGTATATTCTTCTTCTGCATCAAACCCATCTGATATACCATCATATTCCCAGTTCTTACAACTAGTTCTATGCCATTCTGTATCAGATACAGGCTTAGAATATCCAGCCTTTCTACCACAATGCTTAATATTATCTGGATTTGATATCGCAGAATACAAACAATTACAGCAACCTCTAGGTACTTTCTTACTCATTGCTTTCTCTCCTAGCACTTAACAAAGATATTACTTTATTATAAATACTGTCATATCCCTCTATATTCCCCTTGAACACTTCGAAAGGAATACTATTTTCAATCAGTTTATTTCTCATTTCATTACATATAATATCGCTCTCTGCCTCTGTTTGGAGTCTACCAGTAGGATTATAAGGCTTTGCACGTTCAAGAAAAAAATTCACATTATCATAAGAGTTAAAACAATCAAGAACAACGCTCTTAAAACTATCTCCTAATGATTTATTATAGAATATACTAAGAAATAAAGGGCTATCGGTAATAACAACATCAACTTTGTCTCTGACCTTTAAAAGTCTATAGCACTGTTGTCCATAAATATATATTTGCCCATCTGGACTCAAAGCAATATCGTTTTCTTCCCAACACATATCCTTAGCAAATTCTGTTACAAGTTCGGCATTATATCCTGCCATCTTTAACTTAGCAAATATATATGCCGCACCAGTACTCTTCCCAGCAGATGGAGCACCAAACAAATTAACAATCAAACACTTCTTATTCATTAAAACCATCCTTTACACATCTGGTCGATAAAAAATAGAATTACCATCACTAAAGGTAACCGATATTTTACTAGGATAAAAACCTGTATTGTTTTCATCTTTATATGGCTTGTATGTCGTAGGTACTACCGTAACTATTTTCTTATGTGAACTTTCACACTTCCAACATTTTTCTCTATCTTTATAAACAGTTTTGCAAATCTCACATTGATATTGTTTAAGTTCTATCATAATTCTCCCTAGATTTACCGAAATAATAATCTTCCCATGCTATCTGCAACCATTCATCTATAACTATATGTGTATTTGCCAAAGCTTCTTCTACAGTTTTACCATCTGACATACAGCCCGAAAGCTCTGGTACTTCTACAATAAAATTGTTATCTTCATCGCTCCAAGACAAATACACTTTATATCCATCTATCTCATATTCCATATATTAAATACACCTTCATATAATAGACGTTTTTATCCTATCAATAGCGTCTTCTGCTAATTTTATCCACTTTGTTATCGTATCTATGCCTTCGCTACTAGATATGCTTAAACAGTTTGGCAAGAATACAATATGATTCTTAGGATATTTATTTCGAAAAATATCCACATACTGATTTAACGTTTCGATGGATATTTCATTCGGGTTAAATTCAACAACTATCGTGTCAAAAGGCTTTATGTCCAACGTCTTAACATTGATATCTTTCATATTAACCCCAATCACATATTAATATTTCCACATCACAATTCTTAAACACATCTTTTATAAGAACTTCAACCTTCCATCTTTCTAACTTATCCAACCCACAACCCAGCCATGGCATTGCAAGTTTAGGTGCTAAATGTTCGTTGTGGTTAACATATACATCTCTAAGATTTTTAAGACACATTTCAAGTGTAACATAATTCGGTTTACCCCAATAATGTCCTTTCGTAACTAAATTATATTCCCAGTTCCAATCTGTTGCATGAGTCTCTAATGCTTTGCCTATCCATACAGAGCTATTTGCATAATCCCCATATCTTCTTAGTAATTCGTTTTTAACTCCACGCTTATTAAATTCTTTTGCTATTCCTGCTCCTAAAACAAAATCAGCACTTATGCAATGTACTAAAGAATAATCTTTGGGAACGGAAAACAAATCTCTATGTTCTATTTTAAATGTCATTTATGTTCCCCTCACATTCAACCTCGTCATTGATATTTATTTTCTCTAATCCACTGTTAGTATAGGTGCATACATCATCTTTTGCTTCATATAATTGAACAAATATCCACCATGTATTTTTAATTTTTATCGGAGTGTCTCTTACAATATATTTAATATTACTAAAATATATGACATCTCCGTTTATAACGTCATTAAATTTCTTTTTCATTACGTCTCCTAAACAAATTACACCCATTTTTTTGAAACAAATGTTTATAATATGAATTGTTGGTTTGCCTGTTATTAACAAAATGAATTATAATTTCATTCACTATTTCGTTGTCGAATAAATCGCTGTCATACCATGATAAAGATTCGTAATACTCAATTAACCATTTCAAATCAAGTTTAATACAACTCTGTTTAAACGCCGCATACCAACCACCCGATTCGCTTATGCTTATTAGGTAATCTTCTATTTGCTTTGAATATAAACTGGGTCGTTTATTTATAGGAACTAAACACTGAAAACCAAACACCGAAATTAATTCCCCAAAAAATGCTTGATAAAAATATTCAGGAATTTTCTTTTTAATATCTTCTGGAATATGATATTCTATTGATAAATCATCATTTATTGGCATATTATCACCCCATCTTTGCCCCACAGTTAGGACAATAGTCTGACAAGACAAATTCTTTATCAATATCGTATATGGCATCTTTTCCGCAATTGGTACAGATATATGTAGCGGCTGAATCGCAACCTATCATCCATGCATCAGACCCAAACATTTCACTTTGTGAAATTGCTTTCCATGAACCACGAGCCACAGGAGCAATATCTCCTTCAACCACTTCAAAATATTCATGAAGCCACTTTTGAACCATACTCAAACACGAAGACCCAAATCCTTCATGCCATACATTATCTGACATATCGTAATATTCAATCTCGTAATAATTAATATTTTTGCCAAGGTCTCTACTATATGTCTTTTTTGCAATTATATGTGGATGTACCGCCTTTATTTTGCTATTAATAATGTTCATATTATCCTCTTTCCGAATACCAAAGGTCACATAACTCATCGTAATGGTCTCTGCGTTCTTCTAACCAAGTTTCATATATATCTTCTAATTCTTCCTTAGTTTCTTCTATGCTGTGAAAATTTCCGCACTCATACTCTACATTCAACATTTCTGACACCCAGAAAAAATAACCCTCATCTGTATTAACTGCGAACCTTAATACATGCTCGTTGTTGAACATCAGCTCATAATAATCTTTTTCTTCATCATGCTTCCAAACAATCTTATTACTCATCAGTACTCCTTATTTCTTATTTATTTCCCATACCAAATTTCCCATTCAGGGTCATCGTAGATATTTCCACAAACTTCACAGTCAGCACTACACATATTACAGAAATATTCTCTTTCTCCATTAGTAAAACGTATCATATACTGTGCATCATCATTATCGAACAATACAACGCCATAATAATCATCGTATTTAATAATATCACCTTCGAATATTTCTGTTCCATATGCATCTTGCTGCTCAATATAACGACCAACTGTTATAGGGTCAACGATATGCCATTTAAACCACGCATCTCCTGTGACATCACTACTGCCATCATAAGTTAGTATAAATGCTTTATCTTCATTAGTTATATCGTTATAGTAATAAACATAAAAACCTTTATGCCACACTTCACTACGAAGGTCTTTCCCTCGACAAATCATTTTGTTCATTTTATTAATTGTTTCCAAAGTCTAAATACTTCCTCGCAGTACTAAGTGATGCTGTAAAATAACCATCTTCGTCATCACAATATACAATAACAGCAATTTCGTCTCGACTAAATCTATACCAGTGTCCTACTTTAAAACGACTATCACATTCAATAGGAGTTTTTATTTTAACCATATACTTCTTTAATTCTGTTTTTAATACTTCGACATCTTTAATATTATCCAAGTCCATAAACCAATCTCCTTATATTTTATGAATATATCATATCACAAATATATCAATTTGTCAAGTCATTTTGTAAAATGCTAGGACTATAGAAAAGTAGTCCTAGCATAATAATCTTAGAATAAATTACACGATGCTACAATCTGCTTTGGATGACACCTTGTAAATTCTTCCAAATGTGAAGACGTTAAATAAACAGCCTTTTGTAAATCAGCAATCTTCATTTGTCAACCTCTAAATATTCCCTTAATCCTAGACCACAACTTCTGATACCAATGTAAATTTGTTACTGGATAATCCGTCTCATTTTCCAAATCAATCCAACAACGATTTGTATAGATATCGTTAGTCTCAACTTGTAAGTGCTTTCTAATATCCTTGTCTACAAGTTTGTCATAAATCACAAAGTTAAACCTATAGGCTCTTGCAAAATGTTCTGCATCGCTAGTAATCATAAAACAATACAAAGGTGTATGTATATCATAAGAAAATGTGGAATGCCTATAGTGCTTGCTGATAACATACTTTTGATTCAAAAATTTTGTCAAATTATTCGCCCATTTCTTAGGTTCATCAGTGACAACCAAAACCGTCATTAATGGAAACTTCATATATAATCACCCTTCATTAAACTGCCACAAAATGGACAATATTTATATGGACACTTTGTATCTTCTTCATGCTTGTAGTAATCATAATACACAAATCTATGACAATTAGAACACCGTTTACTAAAGTACAAATTAGGAACATCTTGCCATTCTGCTTCGTTAGGTGGAACAAATTCTGTTTTCAGTATCTGTTTAGAAATAAACTCTTCTTCTGTAAGTTTCGTCCACGACCTAGGATATTCTTGCTTTGCTTTAGTAATAATAGAAATCAATTGACTATTTAAATCTTTAGAACTCACCTTTCACTACCCTCTCGTTTACACTAGCAACAAACTCATTAATTTTATTGTAATTAGGATTATCTGGGAGACTAGTGTTTACGCTATCATATTTTAGTCTTTGTTCTAACTTGTCAATCATTTCATAAAATTCCTCAATAGGCTGATTGTCTTTATCAAGATATTCACCATTTCTAATATCCATTAGAAAATCATGGTCTTTATCTCTATAAGTAATTATCTGTTCTTTTTCAAGAATATCAAAACACATTAAGTAAAGCCTAATTAAGTGCATCATATGTTTAGCCAGTTTACCACGCTCTATTGCATATTGATTTCTTTTGCCCATTTTATTATATGATTTTACGACACTATTCATTTCAGCCCAAATATCTTTATAATCCCTAAGAGGATAATGCTTTAAATTAACGTCCATAAAAATTTCTGTATCATAACCCTCTCTATCAGATGTGTCTGCATAAAGCTTGATACTATCATCTGGGAATTGACAATAGTTCTGTTTAATTTTATAAAAAGAATTTTCCACAGATTTCAAGATATATTCTTCTCTTTCGGATTGACACACTTCTCTATTAGCTTTATTTGATAATCTTCTTAACTGTTGCGAAGCATATCCACCAAAAGAATATATGGCTCTTTTGGAAAGAAATAAATGTGAATTGTCAAGCAACTCCTGCCCCATAGGGTGAACATAAAAATAATGTTCTGGTTTGTTTCCTAACAGTTCTATTGTATTAGGATTTACGCTACTAAGCAAAGAAACCAATTTATTAAAAGCATAGATTGTAGTATCTGTATTTACATCGACTCTTTGCTCAAAATTTTGATTAGTTAGAATTTGCATTTTTGTATTTAATGCACAGCCTCTAATATCAATATCACTGTTTTCGTTATTTGTTCCGTAAGCATAAGAGCCGCCAATAGTCAATAATATAATGTTGTTTCCTAAATTTTTATCAGTTCTTAAAAAATCGTAGTCTTTAGATTTTAATTTTTCTTTAATTTGATTAATCGTCATTTTGTCCTCCATGTTCATCTCTATACCTCAAAAGTTGATATGCTTTATTCATTATTTCGGGCGTTCTATAGTTTAAATCACAACCACTAGAACCATCAAAATTTCTAAAAGTATCTGCATAAATTACTTTATCAGCTATTTCTGGAAATTTTTCTTGCAAATCTTTTAATTCAAAAGCCCATTTAGACCATGTAGCATCGTCTATTATGTTGTCATCTAAATCATAATAAATAAAACTATGTACCAAAATCTGCAATCGTCTTTGACGTATTTTCTCTGCTATTGTCTGATTAACCATTTTGCCATAAATGTCTCCCATTAACGATTATCGTCTTTCCAAGTTTCTTTTCTATATACGCATTGTCCTTTGCATGTACTTAAAAACTCTGCAACGTTTGAATAAGAAATTCTATTTCACGCGTATCATTAAAGTCAATCGTTAATGTATTATCGTCAAACGGCACAGAATTAAGCGACTTAGAAGCATCATGCCAATATAAGCAAGGATTAACCTCTTTCATAACAGCCATACTTAACCCATAATGTGCCAGATTTATTCTTGAAATTTCAGATGTTTTTTCATTTCTGTTAGTAATACTAGATTTCATTATTTGTCTCCTTAAAATCTTTAATAAAAATCTTTAGTAAACGAAATACCCCCGCATTTCGGACACCCTAAAAGTAAAATTTTTTCATAAACAGGAGAACCCCAATCAGCTTTTCTTTTTGTATCAGTTCTAAAAGCATAAGTATCAGGCTCACAGCTTTTAATAATTATGAATGATTCATCACCTTGAATAGTCGCTGTTTCAAATTCACCCTTATCATTCTTCCTCCAACAGTCAAATTCTGTTGTGTAACCACAATAAGGGCATTTGTGATTTATTGAATTAGTCATATTTATTTCCTTACCATTTAATGTCTGTATAACATATATTGTATTGATTTCCTTGCTTTATCTCATAACCACATTCTTTAAGAATGTTCATAGCTTCTTCAGAAACAGGAGAATCAATCATACATTCAAATCTTCCATATTTTATGGCATCTTTGATTTTGCCTTCTATCTCAAATAGTTCACGATTCAAGATAGCCCTCTTGTTATTTGTTGTTTGTTCATGTGCTTCTTTTGCTGAAATCATTTTATCAATACTCATTTTCTAAACTCACCCTCTAAATTGATTAAAAAAATACATCTGCAACAGATATATCAAGTTCTTTTGCTTTATCAATAATTCTTGCCATTATAGGTTTATATCCATCGTAGTTATGGCATAAAATATTGCAATCTTTCTTTGTAACCACTTTGTTCCAATTGTGTATTATTGCTTCGTGCTTTTCTTTAAGAGTAAAAACAGGTGATTGTCAAAAAGTTAAAATTGCTTTATGCCCAATGTGTAAATCGAATATATAAAATTCCGCAAGCCATACTGTCAAAAAGACTTAATATATTCAGTTTTATCACTCCTTCTTATCATTTTTCTATCCCCCAATTTCTCATCATATACCCATATCTAGTGTCATTTTTCATTAAATAATCACTAAGATATTCGTTGCGCCCTAATATAATATGCGGGTGAGTTTCTGCTACAAAAACACATTCTTTTATCCATTTATCATAGTTATCATTCATAATTTTCGTAGTACAACCACTTTCGCCATTTTGTTCCCTAGCAAAACAACGACCAACCCATTCAGATTTCAAATCTATACTCGGATAAACAATTACAAAACTAATTCCCTCTTCATCCAAAGCATTTCTAACAACATCATGGCTACTAACAAAAATATAATCATATTTGCCTATATTTTCTTTAATATGATTAATATAGTTATTGGGAAAATCTGGGTTTCTTTCTTTTATATATTTAGGCATATAATCTGGATTATTACAATTCCTTTGTCTATCGTCTTCGTCTATTATCTTAATCCAACTAAATTCACTGCTATCACTATCTAATATTTTTAAACCAAACTTCTTTTGGTTTTTAAACAACCATGTTTTGCCACACGCTGGAAACACGCTAAAGATAACTGTTTTCAAATCTTATTCCACCTTTTACATAAAAATACAAAGCAAGTAATATATTGCCGAAATAAGCAATAGTTATGCACATACAATCTGTTTAAATTGCGATAAAATTCTTCTACATCTTTATATGTTATTTTGCCATAAATTTTGAGTTTTCTTTTGTATTGTGTATTAGTTTTAACTATAAACCACGGAACAAATATAAGTTTTTCAAACCATTTTCTTAATCTCATTATATCCTCCTTTATACTTAATTATATCACAAAATTTTAATTTTGTCAAGTCGTTTTTAAAAAAATTATATAAAATATTTTTCTCTAATATAGTAGTCCTACGAAGTTACAAAAAAGTTTCACTTTTGAAAAATATTTTTTGTTACAACACTAATTTCGAAAACCCTAAAATGCAGAAACACCTGTAAAACTCTCGTTTCAAAAACCCCTAAAACCCCAGAGGAAACCCCATGATTAATATTAATATTTAGATATATATTTATTATTTATATTATAATATATATATATATATATATATATAAGATGTATATATATAATATAAATACCAAGAAATAAAAAAATATTATAAACTTCTTATTCTAAGAACTAATGTAGTAAATAGAAAATATATTTTCTATTTACTAAAAGAAATATATATTATTTAATTCTAATATATAATTATTGTTAAGATAAATATAAATATAATATAAACTTCTTTATAAACTTTATATTTAAAGATAAAAATATATTGTATATAAACTTCATGTTTAGAAATATTATTTATATTATATATATTATTATAATACTTTATTATAATATATTTTTTTTGAAAAAAATAATTTTTTAATAAAATGACTTGACAAAATAAATAATTTGTGATATAATATAAACGTAGCAAGTGGCTACAAATGTCTATTGAAAGGACTGATAAATTGGCTAAAATGGATTTGTTTAATGTCCTAAAGATAAACACATCATATATCATGAGCAATGATAAATCTATGAGATTTACCTTGCGTTCTGCAAAAGAGCTGGGTATGATGGTTGCTTTAGGAGACAATCAACTTCTTAGATTTATACGACAAATTCAAGAAAGACCATTCGAAAAAGAATACATTCAAAATTTGTATTCTAAAAGAAATCACTTAAAGCAATTAAATGAAAGTAACGAACATTCAAATGAAATTTTAGAGATACAAAAGGAAATCGAAAATTTACTGTTTGTTCCAGAAATAGTATCAGTAAAAGTAGACACCACTAAAAAAGATTACAAAGACCTTTGCAAAAATGGATTTACAGTTACGGTAGATTTAGGAGGTAAAGCTGTAACTACACACTATATCCGTTTATGCGCAGGAGCAGGACAGTTGAGAAGAAACTCTGCGATATTTGTCGATTCTAGTATTCATAATTTGCTAGAACGAACAATGATGTGTGGTTTGACAAGACAGAGTATAGGTAAAATTAACCTCGCCAAGTTCAGCGCATACTTCGCACTCTATACTAGTGCGACAAGACAGGTTAGAAAACCCAGAATATGTGTAGTTAATGATTTTGAATACACATTAAAAGACCAGAATATAAAATGGATTTATGATAATCCTAAAGGTGAAAAAGATGTTCAAGATAAAATAATGGATTTCGAAATCAACGCCTTTGATGGTGCAGGAATGATTAGTCCCGAAATGGCTAAACTTTGGCAAGAAGATTTGAAATTAGATTATCTTCCTGCTTCGTTTATCCTTAGGTCTTGCTGGATAAAAGGACTTGTATCAATATTTGATTTTCATAAATTTGCAAAAGAAGTTGCACACAAAGAAGTCATTACAGACCTTTGGGGTGTGGAGTATAACATTGATGATATTGATGTCATACTTACTAAAAGTCAATTTAAAATGGCAAAGAAATATGAGAATTGGCAACAGTATATGTACTATCACCAAAAGTTCAATCATATCTTTGGTGTAGCAAGAGTAACTAAAAAGCAAAACAACATTTACACTCCTATGAATTATCAATATGTCCAGTCCAATAAATTTACAGAGGAAAGTATAAAACAGTTAGCAGATTTTTCATTAGATTGGATAAAAAAGATAATGACTGGAGATAAACTTTATTCCATGTTGTTTCTTTTAGGAAGCCATGACGAAGACGATGAATACACTTCGATTGAAAAAAATCAAGATTCTTCTATTGCAAAAGCACTAATGTATAATGATGCAATACTTAACGACAGCTATATAAGAAATAAAATTAATCTTATGCTAGAAAAGAAAGTAAGACAAACTAAAATTGGTAAGCTTTTGGTAGAGGGAAGCTATGACTTTTCTATCCCAGACCTTTATGCTTTATGCGAACACGCATTAGGTATGGAAGTTCATGGTTTGCTTGGAAAAAGAGAATGTTGGAATAAAAGATGGGTTGATAAAGGAACGAATGTAGTTGCACTTATGCGGTCTCCTTTAGTAGACTTTTCAGAAAATCAAAAATGTTTTATAAATCATTCAGACGAGTGTAAAGAGTGGTTTAAGTATATTTATAGTGGTAATATACTTAACATATGGGGAATGGAAGCGATAAACGCCTCCGATGCGGATAAAATGTCAGTCCGAGCCAATAGTAATATTGGTTAAGAATGTGGTGAACCTAGAAATCTAGGGTGTCAGCTTCAAGCTGGCTAACGATGAAAGTCTAAATATAATTTATTATACATGATGATATCGTGCCAAGTCCTTAACAAAGGAAAGGTGTATCGACTAAACGAACGAGAGTTCAAGAGGTTTAATGTGAAATTCATTATTCCGTAGTGCCACATATCTGCAACAGCAGATAAAGAGATAGTCAAATCCCGCTGTTAAATCAGCGTTAAAGTACAATGAAAATTGGGGTATAAATGTACGATTGAATTTAGTCTCATATATTCAGCAATGATATATGATATTGTGGTGAACCTAGAAATCTAGGGTGTATGTCTTACGTTAGGATTTACAGGAAATGGTAAATAGAAGATATGCTAACAGGGGAAATCTAAATCTTATGACATGACAATCCTGTGCGAACAAAATCGTTAAACGACTATTCTTTAGTTCTATCCTAAAAAGAACAATAGAAGTAGGGCTGAGTGAAATTCTCAGTGAGTGAAATCCTCTTAAATCGAAGTGCCACACATCTATGAAAATAGATGAAGATATAGTCTATTCCCGCTGTTAAATCAGCGTTAAAGTATGGCGAAAGTCAGGGTATAAAAGGGAGATTTATTTTTAGTTACAGACAATAAGTATGTAGTCAATGCAGTAATTGACAATCAGCCAACAATAACTTACGAAAAGAAAAAAGCAAAAGAACAAAGAATAAGTGCAAATAACTTTGCCACAATGGACACCAAAAGTTTCAATACTAAAATAGGATTTATTACTAATATAGCTTCTAGTCTTATAGCTATGTTAGCTAATTATCCAGAAGATAGTAATGAATACAAAGAAATAAAAAAACGTATATCTTTACTTCGTTTTTACCAAGGTAGTAGATTTGTTGCTACCGCTATATAGAAATATATAGCTAAAAATTCGGTGAACCTAGAAATCTAGGGTGTATGGCTAACGTTTAGTATCTATAGGAAATGATAGATAATAGCCATGCTAACAGGGAAGTCTAAATCTTTTTTTTGATATGACAATCCTGTGCTAAGCTTAATCAGAAACGATTTTGAAAGTCAAACGACTACAAAACACGGGCTAAGTCCAAGTGATATGCCTATGAATTTGGTACACTAAATGTGAAATTCATTTAGTGGAAGTGCCGAACATCTTAACTCAATAGAGAAAGATGAAGATATAGTCTGTACCACATGAAAGTGTGGAGTTTTACGGCAATTGATAGTGCCAAAGGTGATGTCTTTGTGCCACCTCCTAAATACTGGAATAAAAAGCAAAAGTACGTTTCAATAACAGAAGATATGCCAGAAGAAGAAAAAAGAGCTGCAATTCTTAAAAATCAAGAAATTGCGTTTAACAATAGAATTTGCGCAGATAAAAAACCATATTTCTTTGGATATGTTTATCCTAAAATAATGACACACTACAATGTTAGTAAAAGAAACTACAAACAGCTTTGTAGAGTTATGTTTAAGTGTGACCTTACGGAACTTATGCGAAAGAAAAATAAGACTTCCGAAGAAAGCAAGTTCTTATATCAATACAATAGATTTTCTCCTTTGCTTAAAAATAGATGTATTATGAATATACTTGCAGAGTATGTAGAAGATACAGAATTTGACAACAAGTGGAAAAAACAAGGACAACCTTTTGATTATAAAGTCCTTATGTCTGGTAATTATGACTTAGACGATAAAGAATTATACAATCAATTAAAAGCAATTATAAAAGAATTCCATAAACGTCACGCTGGAATAATTGCAGAAAGAAAATCTGTCGAAACAGATATTATGTTTACTCCTACAGATGACATAGAGTGTTATGCACAAGAGATAACAACGCTTATCGAGGAATACGAAAACAAGATTACATCTATTTGTTCAGATGCCAGAAAGACTTGCGATTATGTTATAGATATTTATTATAGATATTTTAGTACAAAATCCAAGATTTTTATTTGGGAAACATTTGGAGATATAGTTGTAGAAAACTTAAAATCTAAAGCCACTAAAGTAGAGTATCCTATATTTGATGAAAACGGCGTAGATTACTTAGGCAAGAGATATTCGATAAAGGAAGTGAACTTAATATGATTGTTTTTGATGAATATAATTATGCTTTAGAACTTAATAATCAAGAAATAGATACAACCTATAACATAATAAAAAAAGGAATTGTTCTTGCAAAATTATACTTTTCTCAGGGTTTAGATGAAAAGGAAGTCTATTCTAAACTCTGTAGAAAACTTATTATTCTTGATAGTGGCGGTAATTACGAGGTTAAGCAAGCCAAGATAAATATTATGATTTCTATGGCTAAGAACAATCCGGAACTTAAACGCAGAGAATTATCCTTTAGTGAATATGAATTGAAAACAATTTCATCTCTTAGTACTAAGAGCTTGCAAGTATTTGCTTTCGTTATGCTGTGTTTGTTTAAGTTCAATGACAATAATCGTTTTTATATAAACGAACGAGAAGTATTTAGGCTTGCAGGATTGTCTTGGTCGGGAACAGATTTCAACTCTATGATAGATAGCCTTTATGATTTAGGATTGCTTACTTTATGCGTTAGTAAGCCTAGAGGTGCAGTTGCTACAAAGGTGATGTATTCGTTTACGGATAAGATATTACAAGGTGATGATACAGCATTAAAGATTACTGATTATAGAAATTTGAATTATCAGTATTTTAGATATTTTAATCCTAATGGTTATATGACCTGTCAAAAATGTGGATTGGTAGTTCCCAAGAAGAGTAATAGTCAGAAATTCTGTGCTAGTTGTAAGTGATATTTAGAGGGCTATAAAATAGAGATTGATTGTAATACCAATATTTATATAAGATTTCTAAGCTTGTAGCCCCCAAAATATATAATGAAAAGGAAAGATAGAAAATTTCCAGTTCAACAAAATTTTAAAATTGTGAGGAATTTATACATGATTAACGTAAACCGCGATGATTTCGAAAGACTGAGAAAGGCAAAGCTTATTAAGGACGGCAAGAGCGATAAGAACTATCGTATTACTTCTGCCAAGAAGAAGTCCGACAGAAAGAAATATTATGTCGTAGAAAGTAGACCTATCCTTATATTTCTTGGATTAACTAAGTAATCCAGAGAGGAGAAATCATGGACGATAACAAGCGGAAAGTTGTAGTAGATACCTGTGCTGTTATGAATGATAACAGTGTTATTGACAATCTACTGAAAGAAAATTATCAGGTTATATTCAATATTGCTACTATTGAGGAACTTGATAATCTCAAAACTAATAAAGATTATTCTAAAGCTAGGCAGGCAAGACAGGCTATTAAAGCAATAGAGAGAAACAAATCGAACATTACGTTTGATTTCAATAAAGATATTTCTGAGAAGATTAAACAGTCGCCGGAAACTTATTGCTTAAACACAATGAACGATGATATCATTGTAACCTGTGCTTGTAGAAACTCTGCTAGTATTTTGACATATGATTTCAATGTTAAGATTAAAGCAGAAATATTAGGTATATCAACATTGGAGTGTATTTCTGAAAAGAAGTATTTAGGCTATGACACCGTAAATGCTACCGACGAGGAAATGGCTTCTATATATGAAAATCCTAACGAGAATATTTTTGGTTGTCTTGCTAACCAATATCTTATTATAAATAACTCCAACGGAGATTATTGTGATATGGTTAAGTGGGATGGAGAAAAATATTCTACTGTCGCAAGTAAAAATATAAAAACCATGTTCTTTGGCGATAAGATGAAAGCCAAAGATGTATACCAACGAATGGCTATTGATAGCCTTATGAATAATACAATTACTTGTATCACGGGTAAGGCTGGTAGTGGTAAGAGCCTTCTTAGCCTTATGATAGCTATGCACTTAATAGAGACAGGAAAGTATGAAAGGTTAGTAATACTGTTTAACCCTTGTCCTGTTAGGGGGGCTTCTGAACTTGGTTATTATACTGGTTCTGTTGTTGAAAAAGCTATGCAGTCTAATATAGGCAATATTCTTATTACTAAGTTTGGTGATAGATATATTGTAGACAACTATATTAGTAGCGGTAAAATAAAACTTGTACCTATGGCAGATTGTCGTGGTATGGAGATTACTGATAACGAAATGCTTTGGATTACAGAAGCAGAGAATACCACTACAGATTTAATAAAAATTTGTTTGTCCAGAGTAAGTTCTGGTGCAAAAGTATTTATAGAGGGCGACTTCAAGCAGACTGATAGTCAGACATATGAAAGCAATAACGGTCTCAGAAGAGTTGTAGAAACTTTTGCTGGGGAAGAAGTTTTTGGATATGTCGATTTACAGAACGTTTGGAGAAGTAAGATAGCTGAAATCGCTGATAGACTTTGAGGATATTGTTGAATGAATGATGATTATATATATCAGCCAGAGAATAGTCTTATCTCTCAGATGAGGCTATCTATGGCTATGAAACAACGCAAGATTTTCTTTTATGATACAGTAAATGAAAGTAGCGTTATGGAAACCATGTATTACCTTAACAGGCTCATAGAGGTTGATGAAACCTTGGGTCAAAAGAAGCCTATTGAAATTCTTATTAATAGCAATGGCGGTTGTTGTGAAGATGGTTTAACTTTGATTTCTTTTATAGAATCTATGATAGAAAATGGATATCATATTATTACTACCAATATAGGTAGGGCTTATAGTATGGGGTTTATGCTGGCTATTTCTGGAACTGAACGTAGAGCATATAGACACGCTAGATATATGGTACATGATGTATCTACTGGTACTTATGGAAAGGCTCAGCAGATGAGAGAAGACTTAGCGGAAACCGAAGTAATTAGAGAAGAGATATATGACCTTATTTGTAGTCATACGTCTATTCCTAGAGAAGATTTAATTTCATGGCAGGAAAGAAAAATAGATAAATATTTTTCAGCAAAAGAAGCTATTGAATTAGGAATCGCTGATAAGATTGTGTGAGGTACGTTATGGACGAGAAAATTGTAAATGAAGAAGTAGTTGATGCACAGGCTGTAGATATTTCTGATGTGATAGATTGCTGCGATGCAACACATGAACCGACATATCTTGTTGATGAGATTATTGGTATTTCAGCAGAAGAGGTGTCTAAGTCTAAGTTTGATACTAAGGAATTCCAGAGAGGGATTAATGATGTGTCAAGAGTTTGTGGTATGATTACTGCTTTAGTAAACGTAGGTATTACGCCTAGTATGGCTCTTAGTTATATTAGTGAAAACGAGAGTAACAAGAGTATCATTGATTCTAATTATAAGATTGCAGAATTACAGTCGAAGACGGCTAAAGACACTGCAAAGTATAATTATGAAGTTTCTCAGAAAAATATAATATAATTTCAAAAATGACTTGACAAACAAGTGTTTTTGTGATATAATATAAGAGTAATAACGAAAGACACGCTAACTGCAAAGCTTTAAAGATGATAAATAAATAGTATTTGTTTAGATGGATAGTTGCTATAACTTCAGTTATAATGACTATCCAAAAGCAGTAGGGTTGCTCCGAAGTCAATGACCACAGTGTGGTAAGTGCTAAATCGTGTCTTGTAAAGTTATTATATAAATAATTTAATTGGAATGAAAGGGAATTTTATTATGACTAGTAAGCAGATTATTAAGAAGACAGCAGAGGCAACAGGTGTTCCTCAGAAGAAGGTTAAGGAGATTGTCGATGCTCTTGAAGTAGCAGTTAAGACTACAGTTTCTGATGGTGAGAGTTTCAAGGCTCTTGATATTTCTTATTCTCTTGTAGATGTAGAGGCTGCTGAGAAGAGAAATCCTAAGACTGGCGAGAAGGTAATGTCTCCTGCTCACAAGAAGGTAAAGGCAAAGCTGTCCGCTGATTTTAAGAGAATTGGTCGATAAAGATAAGGGGTGCTAGTCACCCCTAGATATGGGAGGATATGTCTAGTTGGTGAAGACGCTTGACTGTAAATCAAGTACGTTAGAAACACCGTAGGTTCGACTCCTACTCCTCTCACCAGAGAGAGCCAAGCAAGCCTCTCGTTGAAGCTTAAAGTGCTTGGACTCATCGCTACGCTACGTTACAGCGTTATAGATAGTTTGTCCTAGATTTCTAGGACAATATGGGCGACCTTGTAGTAGACCTTTTGGTGATGGTGCAAATCCATCGTTGTCCACCGAATAGCATAATTAGTTATGTTTACGTTTGTATGGTGGGAGTAATTACCCAACTATTATCTCTGTAAAAAACTAGGTGGTGTACAACACTGTTCTGCGGACGTTATGCGATGCTGATATAACTCAATAGGCAGAGTATCTGTTTTGTAATCAGAATGTTTCGGGTTCGATTCCTGATATCAGCTCCATATAGGGTTATGGTTTTAGTATGTGACAATTTTGTACTTATCCCTAAACAAAAGCAAAATTGACACCCTTTGGGTCATATTGATTCAATGTATATTTTTTATTTTTTTGAGGTGTTTTTATGGAAAGTTTAATGAATTTTTTTGATGACGATTTTATGAGAATTTTTGACAAGCCTATTGTAAGATACAATTCTGCAAAGACTAAGGATATGTCTCCTATGTCTTGGCACAAGACTGACAAGGGTTACAAGTGTGCTTGCAGAAGTGTAGGTGTTGCACCCGACGATGTACACATTACTATAACAAGTAACAGTATCAAGGTCAAGGGTGAAACAAAGTGCGATGGTGAAACCTATTCTATTGATTATGAGTGTTCTGTTGCAAAGGACGTAATTAACAACATAGAAAAGGTTGAATATAAGTCTCTCAATGGCATGACTTATATTTATATTACGGTAAAGAAGCCCGTAGAAAACACTATCAAGGTTACAAGGATTTAATCAAAATAATTAAAGGCTCATTCCTTGGGGTGAGCCTTTATTATATATTTATCCACATAATAACATTATATAATCATATAATTATATGGTGATTAGTATGTTAGTAAAAACAGCAACAGGAACAGAGGGCGAGTTCAATGCCGCTTCCAACGGTAAGGCTAACGCAGGATTAACTCTTGGTATGTAATAATGCCTGTTAAATCTTATCCATTTCGTCAATGGGGTATCTTTAAGATGCTAACGGTGAAGTCCTATATTAAGTGTACCAACTTATAGGATAATACCGTGTCATACATTACTTTTAGTAATGGGCGATGTATCGACTATCTCCGCATCGGGAGAGTAGGACGTTTATTGACACAACGTTCGAAACAGATTTTCCTAGTATTCTAGGTAAGATATAGTCAGTGCTTATAGTAATATAAGAATAAACGATTATTGGTACAGCTTTAGGTGCTCTCGCTGGTGGTGCTCTTAATGGTAATGGTCTGCTTGGTGGAAATACTAATGCGGCTAACGTTACTGAGAAAGAGTATTACAACAATACTATTTCTGACATGAAAGAGTTCTTCAACTATGCACAGGGGGTTTCTGATAGAATTTGTGCTCTTGAACAGAGAGTAGCTATTGACGAGACTTCTATTGCTAAGAACTTTGAGATTGAGCAGATGCGTTCTTACTATGAGGGCAAACTTATCGACCAGCAATTCGGTTGTGTTGATACTAGATTCAACACTAACGATGTCCTTACTGATTATAAGATTAAGGCGGCTACTTGCGACTTTGTTAAGGCAAGCAAGTTCCTTGCTCCTAGTCAGCTTGCAGACCCTTACACTGGTTCTACTCTGCTTCTTGGTAGTAGACAGGTATATCCTTACACTATCATATAAGTAACAACTATAGAAAACAAGTCTAAAGATATTGCAAAGAAAATAGGTAGAGGGGAAAATGAAGAAGATATAGAAGTATATGAATATTCTATATTTCTTATACTTTCTCAACTTTTAACTAATGGCACTGGTGTTATTATATCTTTGCTTTTAGGAATTTTCTTACCTTATGTTATTTGTGTTGTTACTTATATGATATTGCGTTCGTTTGCAGGAGGATATCACTGCAAAACTTTTAAACAATGTTATTTTACTTCTAATATATTATATTTGCTTTTAGTTGCACTAGGTTTGACCTTTAGTTATAATTCATGGTTGCTCTTAGGGATTGCATTAATTCCATCTGTGGGAATTATTCCTTTATGTCCTAAACCTAGTGAATATAGTATTAGTCAGGGTAAAATTAGAGATAAACGATTTCGCGCTAAATATATAGTGTCACTTGCAATATTAACTGCAATAGCGGTAGGCTTGATTGTTTTAGGATATTCTGTTTACGCCAATATGATTGCGTGTGGTATGATTGGAACAGTGATTATGGTAACAGATTGTTGTTCTAGTATAATATCGCAGATTTGGAAACTTATAGATGGCGAGTGATGCCTTATGGTAATCCAAACTTCTGATTTGATGTCTTTCTTAAATTCTGATTTAGTTAGTGGATTAGCTAATGTTAGTCAGTTTTATAATATATATCAGTCTACAAAAGCTGGTACTTATGCTCAACTAAATCACGATATAGAATTGCAGACAAATCATATAGAAGAACAATTAAATAAACAAACAAATGAAATATTAAATAAAACTTTGGAAGCACTAAATATTAGTATAGAACAGAATAAGACTATTATACAGCAAAATGAAGATATAATCAGATTGTTGGGTGGTAACAATGATAATCAATAGTTCTAATCTGAATACATTGACAGACCTTACTACCACTAGTCTTAGTGTTGCAATATTAAATATAAATCTAAAGAATTTTGAAATTAATAAAAAGATATTGGCAATAGAAGAAAACGATAAAAGCAACGAATTGCTTCAAGAGACAGTTCATTTACTGAAAGAAATACAACAAGGTCAGCAAACAATTATAGACATATTAACATCTTCACAGTCTAATAAATAGGTGATTGTTATGTCTATGGAACGGAAAATGACTAAGTATATGCTTGATGAAATTGAAATGGCAGAACATTATATTAGAATGGCAAAATCTTGTAAAGACCAGACTGTAGCTACTAAGTTACATGAAATGTCTAAAGATGAGTTGCGTCATTATGATTTCTTGCATACTCAATTGGAGAAAATGCACAATGAGAGATTAGCGGCTGGTGAAAGTGCTGAGAGTGTATATAAAGATTCTTATGATATATTTGAGCAAATGTATCACCAGTGGGAAGAGAAAGTCGCATATGAAGTGAATACGTTTGTATTTAAGAAATGATTATGCGTTATATACGAGCCTTTGCAATAGCGAGGGCTTGCATATGACAAATCGTCATAAGTAATTAGAAGGGGAATTTATACTATGAAAGAGTATAGAAGACAGGTAGACGAGTCAGAAGAAGAGCTTCTGTATAGGGTCTGCGAAGATAAGGCTAATGGTCTTATAGGAACTTGGCAGGAGTGTGCTGATATTCTTAATAAGCTTTTAGGATATGAATACACAGAATCTAAATACCGTAAGACATATGCCGCATTTAAGAAAATGTTTGAAGCTAACAAAAATAGAATTGTTGGTGATTCTTCTGTTTTAGAAGAAATGAATGAAAAGAAAAGAGAGCTTGAACAGGCAAAAATACAGTTTAGAGATGAACGCAACGCTTGGAACAGGCAGAATTATGTTGCCGCTAGGGTAAACCAGAAACTTGATTATCTTGAACAGAAACTTTCCGAAATTGGCAGAGTGCAGTTTTCTGTAACAGATAAATCGTGGAATGAGCTTTCAATGCCTTTTGTAGATGAAGTTAGAAACACTAGTGATAATGATTTGTTAGTAATGCTTTCTGACACTCATTTTGGGCAGACTTTTGACAGTGCATTTGGTGTTTATAATACAGCAGTTGCGACAGAGAGATTAAATAAATATTTAAGTAAAATTGTTAAAATTCAAAAGTTACACAACGCTGAAAATATATATGTAAGTTTGTGTGGAGATTTGATATCTGGTTCAATACATCGTAGTATTCAAGTTACCAATAGAGAAAATGTTATACAGCAAGTTAAAATAGCGACAGAGCTTATCAGTTCATTTTGCTATGAACTTACTAAAACAGCAAAAAACGTTTACTTTACAAGTGTTTCAGGTAATCATTCAAGACTCGAATCTGACAAGAATTTGGCTCTCCATGATGAAAGACTTGATGACTTAGTGTCTTGGGCTGTTGGCAATTCGCTTTCTCATATAGAGAATTTTCATATGGTAGATGACAACCTTGATACTGGGATATCTCAACTTACTATTAGAGAGAATAAATATATAAGTGTACACGGGGATTATGATTCTATGTCAAAATCATCTATTGCTAGTTTGATTATGATGATAGGATATAAGCCATATGCTGTTTGCATGGGGCACAGGCATTATCCCGCTTTTAGTGACGAAAGTGGAATCCGTGTGGTACAGGGCGGCTCACTTGCTGGAAGTGGAGATTCTCATACTATCGAAAAAAGGTTGTCTGGTAAACCATCTCAAACGGTTTGTGTATGCAATTCTGATGGTATAGAGTGTGTATATCCTGTTATGCTGTAAAGGTCGTGAGTAAATGGCTAGACAAACAATAAAAAACGATGAGCCATTAAAGTTGACTTGTATATGCTGTGGTGCAAAAAATCAGGCTAACTTTTATGTTACTCAGGATAAAATGCATAAAACATTTGGCAAAATACCATATTGTAAGGATTGTGTCAAAAATGTAATATATCCTAACTATTTAAAAAAATTTAAATCTCCTAATCTAGCTATATATTATATGTGTAGAAAAATAGACGTACCATATAACCACACTGCATATCAAGGTGCTTTGGAAACGATTAAGAACCCGAAGTCTACTATGTATGGAGAAGATTATTTAGTACAGGCTTATATGCAAAATATAGCTTTTGCCAATAACAATGGTTGGGGAAATACTTTTGACGATAGCCAAGGTGAAGACAAGATAGATGGTATTGTTTCTTTCGCTGAAATAACTAAGGTAAAGAGACAACCTAAAAATAAAGAAATAGATACTGATAAATATGAAATTATTGAGTATGACACTGATGAGCTTATTCAAAAGTGGGGTAATTTCAGTAATGAAGATTTAGCATATCTTGAAACTGAATATCTTGATTGGTCTGATAAGCTTAATGGTATAACAGAAAAATCAATAGATATTATGGTAAAAGAAGTTTGTTTGCAGTGCTTAGACATTCGTAAAGATAGAGAGAATTCTGAAGCTGTAGATAAGAAAGTAAAGACTCTACAAGACTTACTTAGAAATAGTGGTCTTATAGAATTACAAAACGATGAGGCAGAAACTAAAACAGTTGGTATAACAACAAAAGATATAGAAATGCATAGACCCATAAAAACCGTAGATGATGACTTAGCAGATATTGACAATATTAAAATGATTATTGCGGCATTTACAGGCAATCTATTTAGGGCTTTGGGTAGGGAAAACGCTTATACTAAACGATTTGATGAACTGTATGATAAATATAGCATTGATATAATAAATGATTTAAAGCAATTAAATGCTGAAACAAAAGTAGAAAAGGTAGTATCAGAAACAGGTGAGTCTGATGGAAACACAGAATGATAGTAAAAAAATAATAATCAAAAGAAGAAAAGACAAAAGAAATCTCACTAAAACGCAGAAATATAATGAAAGTTGCGAGGATTGGATTGCCTATTGGAGAGCCAATCCTCATAGATATATAACGGAGTATTTAGGATTAAGGCTTTATGATTTCCAGAAAGTTATAATATACCTTATGAATTTTTATTCCAATTTTATTTTTGTAGCTTCGCGCGGACTCGCGAAGTCAACGATTTCATTGCTTTTTGCGCTACAACGATGTGGATTATATCCAGACCAAAAAGTTGTAGTTGTAGCACCTACTAAGGGGCAGAGTTCAAGATTTATAAAAAAAGTTCAAGAATTTATGAGAGCAAGCCCTAATCTTAGGGCAGAAATTGCTGATGTTAAGATAGGTCAAAACGAGAGTAGAATATTGTTTCATAATGGTTCAGAAATTATTACTGTACCGTATAATGAAAATGCGCTTGGTGAATTATGCGCCTGATTATATAGTGATATATAATTGAAATTGGAGAAAAAACTGGAAGGCTGAAATGCTAATCAGAGCGGAAGTTAATAATTAAAAAGATTAACACGCACAGAGCGTAGAGTTTGAAACTACTAGTTAGAGTATAATAACTCCAAGAGTCTCCGACATCTTATAAAGATGAAAAGGTACGCCGAACTTATAGGAATAAAACTATAAGAACTATGAGATAAAAAACTCATAGGATAACAATGTGGCACGATGCAATATTCTTATTGTAGATGAGTTTGTTAGAACTGATAAAGAAATTATACAAAGAGTATTTGTTCCTTTCTTGACGAGCATAAGAACTCCTACATACATGGATTTGTCTCCTAAAGAAAGGTCGGAATTGCCGGAAGAAGCTAATAAGCAACTATATCTAAGTTCTATTAGAGGTGCTGACGAATGGTCTTATCAATACTTTTTAGAATATATAAAGAATATGGAGCAGGACAATATGTCTTATATGACAGTTGCTTTACCATATCAACTTGGTGTTAAGAATAGATATATTTCTAGAGATATTGTTGAACAATCTTTTAAAGATAACCCTGAGTCCAGAGACATTCTATGTGCCGAATATTTATGTTTACCTGAAAGAAATAATAATAACGCTTTCTATAAATACAGAGAACTCGAAAAACGTAGAGAAAACGTCAGGGCAATGGTTTGTATGAGTGATGAAGAATATATTACATACAAAGATAACAAAACCAAATTCCCGTATTGGCAAGAAAAATTGCCTAACGAAATTAGACTTCTTTGTATGGATATAGCCCTTGTAGAAAGCAAAGCAAACGATAATACTGCATTTTGGATAATGAGATTAATTCCTGATAGTGGTGGGTATAAACGTATATTGTCTTATGCCGAAAGCTGTCATGGACAAAACTCTCTTATACAGGCTAAACGACTAAAACAATTATTTTACGAATTTGATTGTGACTATGCTGTTGTTGATGGACAGGGTGTAGGTCAAGGCGTACTCGATATTTGCACTACAGAAACATATGATGAGGGCAGAGATGTTACCTATCCTGCATGGACAGCGATGAATTATGATGAAGTTAAGTCTAACAGAGTCATAAGTCCTAACGCTGTTCCTGTTGTTTATAGTGTTAGTACTAGTGCGAAGGACAAGAGTAGAATGCTTGTTCATTCCAGAGATATCATAGACACAAATAAAATATCATTCTTGGTAGATTCTCAGGATGCTATGGATTATCTTAATAAAACATATCAATTCTACAAGATTGAAGACCAGGATTTGAGAAGAAGAATTTTAAATCCTTATGTTCAAACAACCGCTTTTGTTAATGAAGCGGTAAACCTTGAAAGAGTAGTTGTTAGCGGATATATTTCCGCCAAAGAAAAATCAGGCAGACGTAAGGATAGAGTAATGAGCTTAGTGTACGGATTGGATTATGCTAAATCATTAGAAGATGCTTTGGTTCAACCGCAACAACTTGACTGGTTGAGTTATATAATGTCATATTAATGGAGGTGATTTTTGTTGACTGAAAATACAGAAATGTTGACCGAGGAACAGGTTAATCAAGTATTAAACGCTTGGGACTTTTTAGAGTTTAGTAATTCTTATAGGTCTTCATATTATAACAGAGGGTTGCTTACTCCTGATGCTGTAAACGCACAGATGAAAAATATAACCATGAACCCTATGGAAGCTACACTTGATGGTATAGAAAAGGCTCTTGCAAATCCTAAATCAAGCGAAGATGTTCTTATGTCATATTCTGAAAGTTTAGAAAATCAGAATATGTATTATAAGCGTATGCTTAGATATCTTCCAGATATGGCTTGCTTTAATTTGGTGTTTGACCCTATTAATGCTTACACTGATGAAGATATGAATAGCAAAGAAATGAAAGAGGATTTGCAAATACTTGACGATTTCATATCACGCTTTGACTTTAAGCAAGAGTTTCAGCTTGTTTTAAGACAAATGTTTAGGCAAGGAGTGTATTATGGTGTTCTTAGGTCTGATGGCGAAAGATATACTCTTCAAGAATTACCTCCTAAATTCTGCAAGATAACTGGTCGTTTTTCTCATGGTCTTTTATTCGACTATGATATGAATTGGTTTTTTGGAAACTATGGTGTAGACATCAATATGTACCCAAAGATTTTCAAGAAAATGTATAGAGATGTGTTTGAGAAGATTACTACACAATATAAACCTAGTAAATCAGCAGAATACAGGAATACTAGTTTTGTGTATTGGCATCAAACGTCTCCTGATGATGGATTCTGGTGTTTCAAGCCTAGTCCAGAAATAGCTACTATAATCCCCTATTTCTCTCCTCTGTTTCCTAATATTAGCACGGCAGGAGTTGTGAGGAAATTGCAAGTAGATAAATATTTTATTGAAGCTTCTAAATTGTTAGTAGGTATTATAGGATTTAATAAAGACGCTAAGAGTGGACAGGTTCAAAATCAAATTAATATGACTCCTGATATGCTTGGTAAGTTTTTAGGAGTTGCTAGACAAGGTTTAAGTAAACAGATAGGTCTTGTAGCATTACCACTTGACGATATCAAGGCGGTGCAGTTTGATACTAGTGATACCAATATAGAAAATGATGCTAATAGAAATGTCGCAGAACAAGGTGTAGCTTCGGCTGATGTTATGTTATCTAATACTAAATTAAACTCTCACCAGTCTAAATTGGCTTCGGCTGTAGATGTTAATATATTGTATTCGCTATATCCTATGTTCGAAAACTTCGTGGAATATTTCGTAAATAAAAAGACTAAAACATATAAGTTTAGAATTAAATTTCATGATGTTGATTTGCCCGATTATAAAAACGAAAGAATGTCAAGATTTAAAGATTTCGCTCAAATGGGATTGGTTGATGTTCAGCAAGCTGCAAGAGCAGTTGATATGACTGCATTTGAATTAACTAGGAGTCTGTCACTTACTAAAGCTCTAGGTTTAAAAGACAAGGTTATGATTCTTTTAGATGAGGCAACCTCTGATAATACTAAAAAAGCAGGAGGAACAGGTGTGGGCGGCAAAGTTGGTAGACCGCCTAATCCTATGAGTGATAATGATAATACAGAGGCTTCTTGGGATAGAGGCTCTAACGAGTTAAAGGATTGAACCAAGAACTCTCCGAACCTTTAGCTTCGTGTATAGTTCATGTCAGAAATCCCGCTGGTTTTAGACGGCGGAGGCAAATGACGAATATAGAAAGGGGTGATTGTAATGGCAAATAAGGCTTATAAATTTAGATTATACCCTACTAAGGAACAGGAAATAATGTTTGCAAAAACTTTCGGTTGTGTAAGGTTTATCTACAATAAAATGCTTGCTGATAAGATTAAGTTCTATAATGAAACAAAGCAAAGGCTCAATAATACCCCTGCACAATATAAGGAAGATTTTGAGTGGTTAAAGGAAGTTGACAGTTTAGCTCTTGCTAATGCTCAGATGAATTTACAAACTGCTTATAGCAATTTCTTTAGAACCCCTAAAGTTGGGTTTCCTAAATTCAAGAGCAAGAAAAGAGATAAGAACAGTTATACCACCAATAATGATAAAGGTGGAAAGCTAAGAATTGAAAATGGAAGAATAAGACTTCCAAAAATCGGTCTTGTAAAAATAAGACAACATAGACTCATTTCTAATAGTCAAAAAATAAAGTCTGCAACCATTACGAAAACACCTTCTGGAAAGTATTATGTTTCTATTCTTGTTGAGTATGAGCAGTACATACCAAATGTTCGGTTAGATAAGAATAAGGCATTAGGATTAGACTATGCAAGTCATAGCTTTTATGTCGATAGTCAAGGCAGAGAAGCTAATTATCCTAAATTCTATCGTAATGTACAAAGTGTTCTTGCTAAAGAACAAAGAAAACTTTCACATATGAAGTATGGTAGTAACAATTATCAAAAGCAGAAGATAAGAGTTGCAAGAGTTCAAGAGCGTATTGCTAATCAACGTAAAGATTGGATTCATAAGTTAAGTACACAACTTGCTAATGAATATGATTATATTTGCGTTGAAGATATAAATATGCAAAATATAGCTCAATCACTTAATCTCGGCAAATCAACCAACGATAATGGCTTTGGAATGTTCAGAACAATTCTGGCTTATAAGTTAGTTGACAGAGGAAAGAAATTTATTAAAATTGATAAGTGGTTTCCGTCAAGTAAGATGTGCAGGTTCTGCCGAGCAATCAATAAAGAACTTACACTTACTGATAGAGTGTGGACTTGTGAATGTGGTAAAACTCTTAATCGAGATGAAAATGCTGCAATAAATATAATGAATGTTGGACTTAGTATGGTCTAATAAAATATAAGAACGGCAGGAACTGTCGGGATAGCTTGTTGATACTTAGTGCGTTAGCACTATTGAGCAAGAAGCACCGAAGCTTTAGCTTCGTGTGTGGTTCACAGGATTAGGTGGTGATTAAATAATGGGATTGATTTCAGAAGAATTAAATAATATGTTGAATGATGTTTTAGCTAAATGTTTTGCTCTTAATAGACTTTTAGACAGAGACATGAGTTTATTGAGTGTTAAATTTAAGATGGCTAGAACTGCCGAAATATTGCATCCTGCATTGGCACACGCTTATTTGGGTGACGAATTTGCAGATAGCATTTCGGGATATCAAGCGAGTAGAGATATGCTTACAATCTATGGGGCTACTCCTATAGGAGATAAAGACTATAATACTCCGCTAGATTTAATTGTAGACTATTATAATGAAAATCTTGAACTTCAAGAAATGATTTATGATACCGTTGATAAAGCTATTGAGGTAGGAGATTATACCACAAAAATCTTTCTTGATGGTTTACTTTCTAGGTTATCTAAGTATACCGCACTTTCTATTACATTAGTAGATTTATTCACTGATTACGGTAGCGAACCTTATAAGTTGCAGCTACTTGATTCGGTGATAGATAAATATGTTACTGTGTAATGAGGTGAAATGGTATGACATATAAAATTTTAACACTGATTAAAGAAGAGAAGAATCGCACATTATGGTCTCCTTTAATGGATAAAGTTGTTGACAGCCAAGGTGTTGTAACTTATGTAGAGTATTCTACGAACAGCGAAGACGAATTGGAAGCAAAATTATTAGAGGTAATCAAAGTTTCAGGTACTAAATCAATTAGAGTAATATCTGACGTAGACTATGATTTGGATATTATCTTCAACAGTGCTCCGTAAGGAAGTGGCGGTATGTTTATAACCAACATTGCGGAGTTTAACAGCAAATATTTTTATATTTGTGATAAACAAAAATCAGATGAATTAATCAAAAATGGCTTTTGTCTTTTAGGAATAGAAGATGATGGTTATTATTATTTTAAAACAGAAAAACTCAATAAGTATCTTAGTAAACAGGAAGGGGTGAAATGTGTTGAGCATAGAACAGACTGTTAATTTTTCTGTCGATAGTGCAGAATTTGTAGATACTACCCAGTTCATAGACGATACTAATAAATCTCTTTTTAGAAAAATGAGAATAAGAGCTTTTGCTAGTGGAGAAAACGCTCATACGCTTCCTGTTGATAAAGAAGTTATTGAGCGATGTGCTTATAGTGTTTATGATAAACCTATTGTGTGGAAATACAATAGATGGCTTGATGATGCTGAAGGACATGAACCTGATGAAGTTCCTGTAGGATTTATAAAAGAGAGTTCTGAAAACCCAGTGGTTTTTGAACAAGTTGATAATAGAACTTTTATGACAGTAACAGCCCTTATATGGACAAAATACTGTGGTAGACTTATTGAAGTGTTTGAAAAAGCTGGTGGGTTTAAAGATGTTAGTATTGAAATAAGTACTATAGTAGAAGAACAGGAATTTTGTGATAAACCCATAATAAAGGATTTTTGCGTACAGGGTATTACTATTCTAGGAGAAGCAATCGCTCCTGCTGTAAAAGGTTGTGGGGCTACTCTGTTGGAATTCTCCAAGGATAAATCTAAATATCTTGATAGTATTGAATTTGCTGATGGGATTAAGATAGATAATAGTGCTAAAAGTGCTGTTAGTGGTGCGTGGAGCAATCCCCGTAGAAAATTGTTTAATCCTATCGTCAAGGCAAGCAATAAGAGAGCATTGCTAAAAGAAGCATATTTGGTTGGTGATTTCAGTTCGAAAGAGCCAGAAATTACTAAGTTCAAATATCCACACCATGTTATTAGAGATGGCAAACTTGTTGTTCATAAAGATGGTGTGCAAGCGGCTTTCCAAAGAGCCTCTCAACAGGGAATTGTTCAAGGAAATGTTAAAGAGCATTTACTTAAACATTATAGAGAATTAGGTTTAACTACTGAAAACTTTTCTGAGTTTGGTATTTCGGAAAATGATTTCAGTTTATATTTTGCAGATTATATAAATCAGTCAGAAAGTGGGTGTGAACAGAAGATGGAAGATACAATCAAGAATAGTGAGGAAGTTGTAGAGAACTCTACAGAGGAAACTACACAGCCTATTGAAAATTCTGATGAAAATTTAGCAGAAGTAGACAACTGCGATGTATCACCTGTTGGTGTTAAAATGGAAGATAATAAGGACACTAAGACAGAGGAAGTAGATAATTCGGAAACCGAGGAGATTAAGAATTCAGAGGAAGCCGAGGTTGAAAACTCTGCTGAGTGTGGTGGCGAAACTGCTGAAAAAATGTCTGACGATGAGCATGATGACGGTAATCACGATGATGATTCTGATGATAAGCAGGAAGATAATCATGACGATAAAGAAGAGAATATGAGTATTGAGACTGCTATGTCTAAGATTGCTGAAATGTCTGACACTATAGCTCGCTTAGAGGCTGATAAAAATGCTTATATGGCAAAGCTTGAAAGCATGAGCGACTATGAGGATTTAAAGAAGTTCAAATGTGACACTGAGGAACGAATGGCTAGAGAAGCCGAGATGTCCCAGATGGAAAGTGTTATGTCTGAAATTACAGAAAAGGGTTTCTCTTTCTCAGAAGATGATAAGCAGAAGCTCATGTCTGAGTTTAAGAATTTCAGTTCTATTGATGCTTGGAAGAATTATGTAAAAGCACAGGTATTTGATAGAGCAGATTCTACTGGTTTTGTAAGAATGGGCTTGCCCGTACCTAATACTCAGCCTAGCGGCAGTATTTGGGATAGAATTTAATTTGAAAGGTGTGTTGAATAACATGGCATTACATAATGTTGTAATTAAGACTCGTGTAGCAGCTATGAATATTGATTCTTATAATAGAACTGCTGTTTGCACTAGTGATATTGATAATGGTTCTGTATTTAAGCTCGTTAAGAAGTCTACTACTATTGGCGAGAAGGATGTTTGGGTGGCTGAACAGGCTGCTGCTACCGATAAGGGTCTTTGGATTGCTACTTCTCCCGAGGTTGTTATCACTAAGGTTGGAGACCTCGAAATGAAGAATATTATTGTTGACCCTAGATATTTTGTCAACAACGCTGGTCGTATGATTGATGCTACATTCCTCAACGTAGGTGACGAGATTGAGATTTATTCCGAGTCTATCAAGGATATTTCCACTAAGGATTATCTTGTTCCTGCTGCGGATAAGTTTGCTCTTGAAGCAGCAGATGCGGCTGGTACAGGTCTTTCTCTGCACAAGGTTGGCACAGATAATCTGCACATAGGTCAGACTTCTATTGCTAAGACTCCTCTGCCTACTTACAGATATGTAGTAGAGATTAACTAATTTATAGAAAGGTGGAAATTAAATGAATAAGTTAGTATGTTTTTCTGAAAATCAGTCTGACGTAAAGATTGCGTTTGCTGATTATCTTAATCAGTACCTCTCTGATGTTGAGCATAGAGATGGTTATACTTATGACAAGTCTATTTCTTTCTCTGAGAAGGAGACCAAGGTAAATGCTCTTATTGGTAAGGAAGTTTCTAAGCTTGCCAATGTAGATTTTAGTGCTGCTAATGCTACTGCTATGGCTAATAACCCTATGGTTAAGTGGGCTTACTTTGCAGTTGTAAACTCTCTTATTGATATGATTATTCCTGATGTCCTTGATAAGAGTATTGGTATCTATACCGAGCAGAGAAATATCGGTTGGGGTGATAGTGCACAGTTTACTGTAGAGCCTAATGACCTGTTCTATATTTCTAAGGCTGGTAGAGACCAGAGAACTGTAAACTTCCAGAAGCAGTTTGAGGGTATGGCTACTGTTGTTCCTGAGAACAGAGCTATTTCCGTATCTGTAAGTCTTTACAAGGTAATGTGTGGTCTTGAAAGCATCGCTAAGTTTGTAACTAAGGCAATTCTTTCTCTGGAGGCTCAGATTACCAAGGAGTGCTTTACTGCATTTAACACCGCTATGCTTGACCTTCCTGCTACTGCGAACACTGGTCTTAAAGTAACTGGTTATTCTAAGAACGAGGCTATTCGTCTTGCACAGACTGTAACCGCTTATAACAATGGCGCAAAGGCTGTATTTATGGGTACTCAGCTTGCAGTTTCTAATATCCTGCCTGATGGCAACAACTATAGATACATGATTGATAGTGATTTCGTAAAGATGGGCTATATTCAGACTGCGTTTGGTTATGATACTCTTGTACTGCCCCAGGTTGCAGATTGGACTTCTCCTTACAAGCTTGCTCTTGATGACAAGAAGATTTATGTAATCTCTCCATCTTCTCAGAAGCCTGTTAAACTCGTTTACGAGGGCGACTCTTATAGCAATACCATCGAGGCATTTGATACTGCAAACCTTACTAATAGCACCACTATTAATAAGTCTTATGGTATCGCAATTGCTACCAATGCTATTGCTGGTCTTATTACGCTGTCTTAATTGACGATATATTATTTTAGTACAGAGGATATTATTCCTCTGTACTAATTTATTATTTTGGATTGAAAGGGGATTGCTGTATGCCTAGCACTACAAGCAAGAAAACGGAAATAACTCAGTCTAGTGAGTTAGATTTACTTAAACAGAAAAACGCAGAGCTTGAAAACAAATTAGATTTAATTCTAAATATGTTACAGGCTCAGAACAAGCCACAGGAAACTGTAGCTGAAACTGCCACTGTTGAAAAGGCTCCTCTTACCATGAATATGGATAACATCGAGGAAATACGTCCTGATAAACAGGTTAAAATCGTTTCTCTTTGTTATGGCACTTTAAATCTTAATGATGGCAGAAGTATTTTGCATTTTGATAAATTCGGTCAAACTAAGAGTTGCTTATATTCTCGTTTAACTGATATTGTTAATAATGATAGTAGTTTTGCAGAGAACGGACTGTTTTACATTTGTGACCCTAGTGCAGTATATCATTTAGGGCTTTCAGATGTTTATAGTAGATTGTTTAATCTTGATGTGATTACACATATTTGTTCTCGTTCTAACAAAGAGATTGAGGAAATTGTTAGCACTATGAACGATGCTCAAAAACAGGTTCTTGTACAGAATATTGTTTATAGAACAGCTAGTGGTGAAAGTTTTGACCTTAACAAAGTGAATCTTATTAGTAAACTTACAAAAATCAATATCAATGATGAATTAGCAGGATATAATGCTATACAGAAACTGATAGATGGTCGCAAGTAATCCATATTGAGAGGGGGTTAAGTATGTGAGTGCTAATACAGAATTTAGTGAGATTTATCACATATTTTTAAACTCTATACAGGATTATCACTTAAAGAATTTATTTAAGGAAAATTTTGAACTTGGTGAAGATTTACTAGAGACATTTCTTATAAAGGCTATAGCCAAATTCCATAATTGTCCTAATATAGAAGATGTAGATACTACCTCAAAAGAGTTTAATTTTACTCTTAGTATTAAAGAGAAGAATATTCTCTCTGAACTTATGGTTATTTCTTGGGTAGAATACAATATCAATGATATTGTACAAATGGAATTAAATCTTAACGATAATGATTTGAGAACACAACGTTGTTTAAAGTCTTGTATAATACGGAAGTTTATACATAAATTCCTTGAAATGCTGGAAACTCCTTAGAGCTTATATACTAAAGCAGAAAGATGAAATACGCTTATATGTAAATGTTTGAAAAGTTATAAGATTGGACAATCAGCAGGGAAGTTCCGAAAAGGAAAACCCTCAACGACTATCGGTTGAGATACCGTTAGGAACAAGCGTTCCGAAGTGGGGAATACCCGTAACAGGGTAAAGATATAGTCTATGCTCATAAGAAATTATGAGAAAACCAAACGGTCTTTTATATGATAAGCTAAATATAAAAGTAATGAAAAGTTTAAGCATTATTCCGAAGAGAAAAACCTTAAAGAGAAAAGAGAATATGCAGATAAGCTAAGAGAAATAGCTTCTCAGGATATGACAGATTATGGTCTCGCAAACACTAATTTCAAACAGTGGGCGGTGGGTGACTATGGTTTGTAAGGATTATTTTAAAAATTTGAGCGAAGAAGAAATAGATAGTTATTTTAATAAAATTATTGGAAAAATATTCGCATGCTTAAAAATATATGAAAAGTCTACAGATAACTATGAGCAGTTATCTACATATATTGAGCATTTAATTCTTGAATTTCAAGGGTTTAATGACTTAATAGAAGCTGAAAACTTCATTTCTCTTGTGAGTACACTAAACGGGATAAATGAAAATTTATCAACAATCAATCATAAAGAAATGAAGTCTAATATATTCTATTGCATTGATGCTGTTAAGAAAGGGAGAAACATATGAAATATTATGATACGTTTATAAGCAACACTCCCGAACCGTATGACAGATGGCACGATGCCATGCAAGCATTAATTGATAAAACTTTTACCAATTCTTCTACATACCAGAAAAATGGTATAGAAGAAGAAATTGCTTTTGGTACATTAGAATTTAAACCCATTATATGTAGAGTTACAACTCTTATAGATGCTACTACTGGACAAAGGGTTAATGACGATTATCGTAAAATTATATTTCCAGACATTAAACATTGTCCTGAATTGGGTACAAGATATAGGTTTGAAAACAATATTTGGATAGTTTACTCTTTGGAAAATATACTTACTGCAACTTCTAGTGTTTATGTAAGGCGTTGTAATAACACTATAAATACAGAGGATAAATATGGAAACATTCATAAAGAACCGTGTGTGATTGATTATAAGATTAATGAAACACAGTTGCAGAGAAGTACAGAAATGGAAGTAGCTAATAGTAGACTGCAAGTTTTTTGTCAAGACAATGTTTACAGCGACAGGGTTTCTATAAATAATAGATTTATATTCGGGTCTAGTGTTTATAAAATTCGTAGTCGTGGAGATTATGATTTAAGAGAGACATTTAATTCTGAGTCTCAAAAGATTATAAATTTTTATATTGACCTTGACAATATATCTGACGATGACAGGTTTGACTTAGGAATAGCTAATTATGTTGAACATAATTATACTGCTATTATTCCTACTGGTAATATAGAAAATGTTATAGGTTTCACAGGAAAATTAAACGCACGAGTTTTACTTGACGGAGAAGAAACTGACGAGGAAGTAATTTGGGAGAGTACGTCTCCTAGTGTCGCCGAAATAGACCCATATACAGGCGAATTTAAACTGTTGAAATTAGGCGAGTGTGGCTTCATAGCCACAATGGTAAATAAACCTGATGTGACCTCGGCAGTACAAGTCAAAGTTTCTAATGTGTTACCTATGGTTTCTAAAATAGTAATTAGTCCTATCTCTAGGTTCGTTAAGTTGAATGCGAGACAAACGTTTGGCGTTTATGAATATGTAAATAATGTTGCCACAAATGCTGTATTCACATTTACTTTTAGTGGTGCGAATAGCAGATATTACAAAATTAGTGATGTCGATGGCAACCATTTCACTGTGCTTAATTTAAGACCTAGCGATGAAAGATTAATAGTGTCTTGTGTTAGTGATACAAGTGATACTAGAATAACTGAATTTGAAATAGAATTAGGAGGGTTAGTATAATGCCATATTATTCAGAGTTGTCTAAAATTGTAGATAATATAATCGGAGAAAAGATTTTGAGAAATCAAAATATATGCAAATTGCTCTATTATTATCCCGAAAGTGGTTCTGATAATATGAACGATTTTCCTGATTTAAATTATTCGGTATATTCTCAACCTGATATAAAGAATACAGACGTTCTTTTTTATAAAAATGTATTTCCTCTTCCTAAAATACCAGAAGCAGAAACTAAACAGCAAACATTTATTTTAGTAAATTTAAGTGGTGGCTATGATGTTGATGAAAATACTGGGTTTAGGAGAGTAAATATTTTGATAGATATTATTTCTCATTTAAAATGTTGGAAAGTAAAAGAGGGATATCGCCCTTACCTTATTATGTCTGAAATAGACAAAATACTTAATAGCAAGATAACAGATTTGCCTATTACTGGTGCGCCATACTCTCGTGGTTTTCAACCAAGAGATTATAGTAACTATTTCTACGGTTTGCAGATGATTTATGAGGTTAGTGTTAATAGCAACATTGACTGTGGTGGATTGCCTAAGAACCAAAATATTAATAGTAAACTTGTTTATCCTGTTGAAGAAATTGACAAAAATGCAGTCGAAATCCCTAAAATATCTTATCTGCCTAGAAATTTTCATAGCAAGAATCAAAATGAATAAAGTAGAAACTCTTTCTTTGATGAGGGGTACAGCCCAAAGTATAACCAAATTTCTCACACTATATCAGCCTACATTAGGAGATATAGAGAAACTAGGTTATAGTAATTATAGGGCATATGTTAGCGTATTGACTTGTGGCAGAATAGAATACGCAGATATTTTATGGTGTGAAAATCAAGTTTGGTATGAAGATATAGAAAGTGATTGGACATTATTCCTTAGTATGGCTGTAGGTCAGAAAAAGGATTGTAAATTATATTTAAAAGAATATGATATTACAGTTGATGGTGTTTTAGTTTCTGATATATATAGAGATGCCTTAAACTTTTTCTTAGGTTTAACAGGCGAATATGCCTTGTCTGTTATCACTAGGGAGAACACACAACAGACTGTATTATATAATGTAAAAAATGAGAATGATATTTATATTATAAATGAAGATAGTATAGTATTTGCTGAAATGAGTTATAACCTTTTGTCTCAAATGTTGAGACAGATTAATTGGATTAATCAGGATTTTGATTTCTTAAAGGGTGGCAACAAAAGAGCAAAGAAATATATCTTAAAGCATGATTACGATGAACGAAAAGTTCAAAGGAAACAATATATAACCTTTGACACTATAGTTTCATTTGTTGAGTGCCATTTGGGTAATCCTACGTCTGTGTGGGATTTGCCTGTTTATACACTGTATGATATGTATTTTAGGTATAACAAAATGAGTAATTACCAAGATACATTGAATAAATTAAATGCTGGTTGTATTGATACGAAGAAACACCCTATTAATTGGGAAAAGATTAATTGGGCTTCTAGTATTAATTAATCTAATGTTATGAATGGAGTTGAAAATTTATGGCTTTAGCTACACCTAAACAGTTCTCTATGCAGCAGGCATTTGAGATTCTTTTAAGAAAGCCTGTTGACAAGAGCATTATTGCATATCTTACTAACTGTAAGACAACTTCTCTTGAAAATACAATGGAAATGGTATATCCCACGGGTAAATAATACTGCTCCAAATACTGATTGGTATTTGAAAACACTTTTAATTGCGGGAAACTCCTTAGAGACCAATATACCAAGTTATTATAGTAATATAGTAATGGCTTAATTAACTACTAAGGTATGGTAATAAGTATTGGTATTGGATAATCCGCAACCAAGTCTCCTATTAGGAGAAAGGTTCAACGACTATCTTTTTTAGCAATGGGTTAATTGCAATAAGAGTAGGGCGCAAGTGCGTAGGTGAGAACCCTTTAAATCGAAATGGAGTGCATACATAAAATGTATGAAGATATAGTCTCAACGTCTATAGAAATATAGAGCTGTTTTAAAAACGCAATAGATTAACGACCTATTGGAAGATATTGGGTGCAGGAATAATATAACGTTCCCTTTACTTTGTGAAAAGTATCGAAAAATTCCTTTAATGGCTGGAAACTCCTAAGAGCCACATTAACTACAACGTAGTTTTAATTAACAAGCGTGAATGTGACGAAAGTAGAAAGAATAATGTGGATAGTATATGGTGCAAGCCTAAGTACTGTAATAATGGACAATCAGCCGCCAAGACTTGAATAAATTATTCAAGTAAGGTTCGACGGTCAGCACGGCGGTGCGTAACAGTCAAGCGACTGTGAAATGGGGAAAGACTTTTAATAAGTCTGTGATATGACCTACTCTCATGTGAAAGCATGAGCATACATTTGTTGTATGGTATGTATTTAGCGAATACATATAAATACCAAGGACGTATATATCGGCGGTGGCTTCTCACACTCTCGTAGAGCCACTATGAATGTAACTGTTGCTACATTTAATACTGAGGTACTGGCTATTCAGAATGGTACTGAGGTTGTTACTGGTTCTACCCCTATTACATATTATGATGTAATTGAGGCAGGTAGTGATGGTAAGTACAAGACTAAGTTTACTGCTACTGGTACTGCTGGTAGCGAAATCAAATTTGTTTATATTGTAGGTGCTGATGGCACTTATTCTAAGACTTATAAACAAGCTGCTACTGCTACTGGAACAGAGACTTTCTCTTATGACTCTGGTACTAAGGAGATTACTTTTGGCACAGATGCTCCCACCGCTGGAGACATGATTGCTTGTGCATATAGCTTCAAGTCTGATACTAATGCACAGACTATCACCGTAAACTCTGACGGTATTCCTCCGGTTGTTCTTGCTACCGCTTATGGTATTGCAAAGGACGTATGTACTGGTGAGTTATTCCCTTGCGAGATTGAGGGTCAGGCACAGGTTGACGGTAACTGGAACTTTGACGTTTCTGCTGATGGTGAGCCTGTTGTACAGAACCTTGGTCTTGAATTTGTTAAGGGCTGTCTTGACAGAACTCTTTATACCTTCAAGGTATATACTGAGGACGAGACAACCTGATAATAATTTCAGGTGCATTTATGCAGACACTCTTTTAGGGGTGTCTGCATAAATATTGTTGGTGAACGCAATGACTTATAATCGTATTTGTAATAATTGTGGAGAAAAGTACTACGCTTGTAGTAATTGTATTAAGAAAAACTCTTGGAAGAACTTTTGTTGTTCCAGAGAGTGCTATCGTCAAATGATAGCAAAAAGAGAAGAAAATTCTCCAATCGAATTGGAAGGAGGAAACGGTATGACTGTATTAAGAGCGGGATTAACTTCTGGTCTTACTATTAGTATTACTGGTTACGACCTTGAACTTGGAAAATTTGATTGTACAGATGGTAAAACCCGTACAATAGACGAGTTCGATTACTTTATCGTTCCTGTAGATGAGATGAAGAATCTTTCTGAACGACTTTATGATAAAGTAGAAAAACCGAAAAAGATTAACAAAAAGAACGAAGTTGCTGAGTCTGAAACATCTGACGAGTAACTTCGTCTTCTTTTAGGGCTATGATGACTAAAATAAGCATTTTATTTTATTTCATAAAAGAGTGAAAATTTTGTAAAGTATTACAAAATTTTAAGAAAAGGAGAAAAATAAAATGGAAATTAATAGAGTGTGGTGTATGCCAAATAGTAATACTTTTAGTATTAAGCCTATTGAAGAGATAATAAATAAGTACATAGCTAAGTTGCCTGAGAAGCATATTATATTAGACCCTTTTGCAAATTCAAGTAAATTAGGTACGATTACAAATGACTTAGATACTGCATATGATACAGATTATCATTTAGATTCATTGGAGTTTTTTAAGTTGTTTGATGATAAATCTTGCGATATGGTTCTGTTTGACGCTCCTTATAGTCCAAGACAGGTTTCAGAGTGCTATAAAAAGATGGGTCAGACAGTTAATATGGAAACCACACAGTCAAGTTATTGGTCGAAACAAAAGGAGCAAATAGGCAGGGTAATGAAGAAAGATGGTTATGTAGTAACTTGTTGTTGGAATTCTGGTGGAATAGGTAAGAAATATGGATTTGAGATAGTAGAGATTTTATTGGTGGCACATGGTGGGTGGCATAATGATACTATAGTAACTGTGGAAAAGAAAATCGAGTAATTTTATTAAAAAATATTAAATTAAATTTTATTCACAAAATCAAGCTCAAAATCCTTTATTTATAAGGGTTCAAAATTTTGAATTTCTGTGAAAGTGGCTCAACATTAAGTTAGTTGAGCCTGATATGTCTGTTTGGTCTGCATGAAGATAAATAGACTGCCAAAATATATGGGTGATGACCGAACCATCAAGGAGAATATTATGAATATAATTTATAGAAGTCGTGGTACTGGTAAGACAGAAGAAATTATTAAATGTGCTTACGAGAACGGATACACAATTCTCTGTCGAGATAAATCAGAATACTACAACAAGGTTAATAAAATGTTAGAACTTGGCATATCTAAAAATGATGTAAGTTTTGCATTGTGGGAAGACGTTAAAAATAGAAAAGATAAGACCATATATGTCATTGATGATGCGGAGTTATTTTTAAGAAATATTTTTGGTAAGATAGATACAATATCATTATCTTCCGAAACTCACTTTGGAGGTACTAAGAAAATATTGGAAAAGAACGTAGAAGAGTTATCTGTGTCATATAATAAACTTATTTCTTCACAAAACGTTGACTACGGAAAAAGCCTTAATATATTAAAAAATATTTCGGCGTTACAGGATATAATAAAGGAAATGTGATTATGAACGAAGGTAAGATTTTCGAAAGTAATTTTAGAAAATCTGTTCCGAGTGATATATTTTATTTGCGACTAAAGGACAGTGCAACATCATTCGGACAGGATAGTGTTGCCACTAGGTTTACACTAAGAAATCCATATGATATATTAATGTTTAATGGAATTAATCTGTTCTGCTTTGAATTAAAAAGCACAAGCGGAACAAGTTTTTCAATACAATTCGATAAAAAAGATACTAGTAAAATGATTAAAAAACATCAAATAGATGGTCTTACAGATGCTCAAAAATACAACAAAGTCACTGCTGGATTTGTATTTGATTTCAGAAACAGTAAAACTTGGTTTATGAGTATTGACAAATTTAATTCTTTTTTATCAAGAACTACTAAGAAATCAATCAATGAAAAAGATGTAATTGATAATGGTGGTATTGTAATTGAAAAAACTAAAAAGATTAAAAACTATAAATATGATGTCAATAAATTATTATGGGCACTGAGTGAAAGGGAATGATTTTTGAATGAGTAGAACTACAAAAAGAACTTCCACTTTTTCAGAAGAACTTTGGGCGCAAGTAGACCAAGAAAACAAAGATTTGCTGAATGAGTTTAGGGAGTATAAGATAAGTACTGATAAATCTGCACAAACTGTTTATCAGTATACAGCGGTGCTTAAATTGTTTTTCTGTTGGAACGTAGAACACAATGCAAACAAAGTGTTTGTAGATATTAAGAAGAGAGAGTTTGTTCGCTTCTTTAGTTATATGACAAACGAGCTTGATGCCTCTCCTAATAGGTTAAAAACAGTCAGAGCAATTATAAGTTCGTTTAGTAATTTCATAGAAAATATATTAGACGAAGATTACGAGGGATATCGTAATAATGTCAAGAAGATAGAAACGGTGGCTATTGAACCAGTAAGAGAAAAGACCGTATTAACACAAGAGCAAGTAGATACTTGTCTTGAAAAATTAGTTGAGCTTGGCAAATATCAAGCTGCTTGCTTTATGGCTTTGGCTTGTGCTAGTGGCGCTAGAAAAGCAGAGTTATTAAGGTTTAAGGCTAATTGGTTCACAGATGACAATATTGTTTTTGGTTGTCTATATAAAACGCCAGAGAAAATAACCACTAAGGGTAGAGGTAGTCGTGGCAAACTATTGTACAAATATGTTTTTATACAACAGTTTAAGAGATATTATGATTTATGGATGGAAGAGCGTAAGCGGTTAGGCATAGATAGCGAGTGGCTGTTTGTTTCCAGAACCCCAGAGGGTTATCGTCAGGCACAAATTAGCACTGCTAGTGTCTGGGCTAGAACAATTGAGAGTGTACTGGGTTGCGATTTCTATTTCCATAGCCTTAGACACTTCTTAATTTCTCAGTTAAGGGCTAAAAAACTGCCTGACCCTGTAATAATTGAACTTATAGGTTGGAATAAAGCTAGTGGCGGTGCGATGATTTCGATTTACGATGATAACGAAGCTATGGATAGTTTTGCTGATTATTTTGATGAAAACGGAATTAAAGAAGTTAAGCAAAGTCAACTTGGCGATTTGTAATGAAAGGGAATTAATATGCTTTTTAGGGATATTAAATTAATATTAGAACAGTATGTTAAGGGAGAAGTAGGAATTGACAAACTCATAGAACTCGTCAAAGGATTAGATGTTAAATTCTATCTTCCTATTATTCAGAAGTATGCACAGATTAATGTGTTTAACAAAAGATTAACAGAACTGATAAGTGATGCAGATAGAAGTACTAATGAAGATGTTCAAGCGTACTATATTACTTATGATGTAGAAAGTATGTTTGTTATATTAAATGCGTATGCAGGAATTATTTCAGCCAACGAGGAACGTAGTGCAGAAAATTATGATTTAGTAATGTCGAGCGGCTTCTATGATATGATAGTAGACCAGTGTAAAAACGATGTTGATGAATTCAAAAAGCTTTCTCGTAGAATTTGTGGAATTGAAACCGTTTGGATATTAAATGAATTACATGATATATTCTGTTCCAATGGTAATTTACAGAACATTGAAAAAATTGCTGATATTATTAATAACGGATTAGATAAAGATGTGTTGGATAAATTGAATGCAGTTCAGTTATTAACCAGTCCGACATTAAATACGCTTGTAAATAATCTTCAAAAGGAAACTGCTAATGAGGTAATGAATAGAAATCAGGAGTGATTTTATGGCAAACGGATTCATTACATGGGGACTTGATGAAAAACGTTATAGATATACTTTCACAGATGTCGAAAGACGTATGAGGGTTATAAATAAGAAATCGCAAGATGACCTCGATATTCTTTTGAATAAACTTGGTAAAGATATTCAACACAAAACTAATACAATAAACAAAGAGTGGTATAGAAAAAATGGTATATCAAAAAAATATAGAAGAGCACAAAGCAGAGGGCACGGGGATATACTTCATTTAACAGGTTATAGCTATGATGTTGGAGAAAATTCTGTGACTGTATACTACAAAGATGACATAAGCGCAAGCGACCATGGTGAGTATGGTAATGCTTCTTATCGCCAGCTTTCCGGTTTTGGACAAACATGGGGAGAGCATGCCGGGTGGCTTGCAGGAAAATCGGGGAAGAGAGCAAGAGCCACAGAGAGCAAAATGTATGAAAGTAAACAGTCTGGAAATACCAGAAAGTTTGTAGATTATAGTGCTTCTCTATTCGGTCAAACTCAAAAAATCAATAAGGGTTTGGATTTTAGCGCATATATAGACTTCATTGAAACAGGTGGAGAAAGCTGGCGTAATTTGGGTAAATTCCCTAAGAACAGGATAATTCACCCAACCAATGCCACTAAGAGAGTACAAAAATGGATTGATACTGAGTTAAATAAGGTTAGAAAAGAAGTATGGCAAATTGCTGAAACACAAATTAATGCTTTTGCTAAAGATATGAAGAAATAAGGTGGTGAGATAGTATATGGCAGAAAAAATAGAAATTGCCAAGGTTCAATTAGGATTAGATACAAGTACATTTGAACAGCAATTTCAGAATTTAGTATCAAAGTTTCCTAATGATATTATGAAGCTTTTTGATGCTTTAAATAAATATTCTGGAACTAAAAATATAGGAGAAAGTCTGTTTAGAGAACCAATACAAAAGGCGATTGAACAATCTAAGAAAGACTATCAGAACTTTGCAGAATTCGTTACGGATATCAATAGGCAGATTACAGACCAAAGTCTAAAGTTTACTTATAACACAAAAGCTGGAAGAGCTACGATAGGCGGCACAGGATATAAGTCTTCTGACCTAGCCACAATTACTAAAGAAGTGGAAAAAGTAATTACAGCTCAAAAGACAAAAACAACTCCTGCTGATAAGAAGAGTACATCAACCAACGCAGACGCTCTAAATAAAACATTAATGCAGACTGTTGATAATCTTAACACCACTGTTCAGAACCTTAATTCTGCTTCTTCTAGTTTAAATACTAGTGCTACTAATATAGGTAATAGTGCTTCTGCTTTAGGTACAGCTAATGCTAATTTAGGAAACACTTCCCAAAGTATAAGTGGGGCTTCTACCACATTAAATACTGCGGCACAAGCGGTTAGCAACGCGGCTAATGCTTTAAGTGGTGCGGCTCAAAACGCTGGCAATCCATCTACAAATTCACCGTCTGGCGGCGGCAATAATGGGGAAAGTGACAATTCCTCTATAGCAAGTAAAGACCCTAGAGCCAAATTGTCTGAATTTAATAGAAATACAGCAGAGGGATTAAAAATATCAGCAGATGCGTCTCAAAAAGCGGATGCCGCAATTATCAACGCAAGAAAAAGGTTTGACGAATTTAAAAAAAACTATAGCAATTTGTTTAGGCAGATTACTGGCGTATTTGACGATACAGGCAATTTAGTAAAAGCAAACGCTAGATTAAGAATAAGCGGACGAGAAAGTGCAAATATAACTTTATCTCCTGAGGATATACAGACAATTACAAATAAATTTGGGAAAACGCCACAAAATGTAAACCCTAAAGCACTTAATGATATGATGTTAAGCCGTGGTGGGACATCTAGTTTGAGCAGAACGTATGTGGATGAGGTCAGCCAGGTAGAAAGATATAAAACACTACTCACAGAAGAGTATGATTTGAAATTAAAATTATACGAGGCAGAAGCCAACGAAGATAATCTTTTACAAAACAAAATAAGATATCAGCTTGAAATAAACAATATTCAGAAAAGCGCATTAAATGCTGGTAGGGTGGCTGGCGGTAGAGACCCTATTTTTAGCGGTTACGGGAACGCCGAAGACCCAGAAAGTATTTCTTTTCTTAATCGGCAATTACAGGAACGTAATCAAAACATTCAACGGGCTATTCAAACAAGAGCAAACGAAGATAACGTTATAAGAGAACAAATTCAATTAGAGCAGGAGCTTACAAATTTAGTATCAGAAAGGGCTAAATTAGAAAGTAGACTTTCTGGACAGACAACGGGTAGTCAAAAATTTGTAACTACACAGAACAGGCTTAATCAAGTAAATACTCAGATAGAATCTTATAATGGTCGCATACCAACAGATACATATAATAGAATTACGTCTAGCGATACAAACGTACAACAGCAAAACTTAGTGACAAAATTAACAAGATTAGAAAATGAAAGGTATCAGGCTTGGCAAAAATCTCGTTCTGCTATGCAAAAAGGAAATATAGAAGAAGCCACAGAGTATCAAAAAATCGCACAAGCCAAACTATCTGAATATAATACAGAATTAAGAAGTGCTGAAAACACTCAGTTATTAACAAACAGAGTAAGAGAATTACTAAACAATTATATTGAATATAATCAGACATTACAGAGAGTAGCAAATAGTAAAGAAAAAGATATTCAACGTCAAAAGCAAGAAAACGAAGTTTATTCTAAAGCAACTAAATCTTTGCAAGAATATGTAGAATTACGCAGAGAACAAGGCAAACTTACTAATAAGGCTGGCAAGGGCGACAAAGGTATATACACTGCCGCTTATCAAAATGTACAAGATAAGATGTCTGCTATAATTGGCACTAGTGGACTTGGAAATTTAATTGATTTTTCAAGTGGACAAATGTCTTTGAAGAGTTTCAATGCCACTTTAGGTATTACAAGAGAACAATATGAAAAGTTAAGAACCGTAGTAGCAGAAGCTAACGCCACTATAAAAGACGATACTATAAAAGCAAAGCAAGAAAGTGATTTGGCAACCCTTAATAAAATGATTACTGCTTATACTAATTTGAAGAAAGCACAATCTACACTTCAAGAGTATAAAGCAAGAGCATATAATGATGCTACTGTAAATCAGCAACAAGCAGTTGTTGATAGGTTACAAGCGCAGTATAATGCACTACTTAAAGACAATGATGCATTAGCTAAAACTTCAACTTATACAAATATGGTAGCGGAAGCCAATGCTAAAATGGCAGATAATGTAACTCGTAGTAATCAGAGTAATAGTAAGCAACTGACACTGTTAGAAAGATTAAAAGCAAGTTTCCAACGTACTGCGGCTGTTGCTTTTAGTTTTAATATATTTAATAGACTGTTCATGGAAATGAGACAAGGCTTGTCAAACGTTATCGAAAAAACTAAAGAATTCGATAAGACCATGACAGAAGTACAAATGGTAACTAATCAGACTGATACTAGTGTTAGGAAAACTTTAGCTAGTTATTCTGAACTTGCAAAAGAACTTGGAACTACAACAGAAATTGTGAGTTCTGGGTCTGTTGAATGGCTTTTAATTAGGTCATTATAAATCCCTTTAACTGCGGGAAACTCCTTAGAGATTGATATACTAAATTATAATAGCAATATTATAATGGCTTAACTAATTATTAAGGTATAGTAAAAAGTATCAATATTGGACAATCCGCAACCAAGTCTCCTATTAGGAGAAAGGTTCAACGACTATTCGTAAGTCCTTGTGGACAATAGAAGTAGGGCGCAATCGTCATATGGCGTGGGTGAGAACCCCTTAAATCGAAGTGGGGGACAATCTTTTTTAGATTGAAGATATAGTCTATGCTTATAGGAAACTATAAGATTAGAGTGTGACGAACTCTAGTTAATATAACAGGAGACAGGGTAAGACAGCAGAGGAAACTGCTAAATTACTTAAAGCATCTACTATGATGGCAACGCTTGGTGCAATGGAATCAAGCGAAGCTACAGAAAAATTAACTGCAATTTTAAACTCATATAAATTAGAAGCAGACGATGCGGCAGAAGTAGTAGATAAACTTGTTAATGCCGACCTTATTGCGGCAACAAGTACAGAAGAACTTGCTACTGCATTCCAGTATTCTGCTTCATTTGCTAGTGCTGCTGGCGTTAGCTTTGATAAAATGGTGGGTATGCTCACTACAGCAAGTGAAACCACTAGATTGTCAGCAGAAACAGTAGGTCAGGCATTTAAGTCAATGTTCTCTCGTTTGCAGAATGTAAAAGCTGGTAAGAGTATTGATGACGAGGGAGAAGCTATTAACGATTCCGAAAAGGTTCTTAAACGTTATAATATTACTCTTAGAAATAGTGCAACAGAATTTAGAAATCTTGAAGATGTTCTAGATGATGTTGGGCGTAGATGGAATGAATTTGATACCGTAGAACAGGCACAAATTGCGACTGCAATAGCGGGTAAAATGTATGCCCGAACATATAGAAATATATGGATATCTTTTAGATATCAGAATTATCCTATATCGGTGAAACTCTAAACAGATAATGCTGTAGACAATACCGAGATAAAGATTATTTATAATCTCATCGTAACGACCGCAGAGGATAACATCTGTAAAGATGAAAATACAGTCTGAACTATATAGAAATATATAGAGTTGAGGTCAAGTGTAAAGACACTTTTGGAAGAACTTCGACCGCTATGTTTAATACATAGTCAGTAACCTTTTAGGTGAAAGTAACAGAATTGGTACATCAAAGAAATACCTTTATTGCAGTAATGCAGAACTACGACAAAGTTCTTGAATATACAAACAAAACAATGGAAGCTTCTGGTACATCTGCTCAGAAGTATACTCACTATATGAGTAGCCTTGAAGCTAAAATAAACGAATTAACTGTACAATGGGAACAATTTATACAGGGTCTTAACCAAAGTGGAACTATTAAAATTGGAGTTTCATTATTGAGTGGAATGCTTAGTGTATTAGATGCTTTATCAGCAAAAGCACCTGTATTGCAAAATGTTTTAGGGTTTTTTCTTGCTTTTAAGGCTCTTAAAGGAATACCTGCGTTAGTATCTAGTTTAAGCAAAGGATTTAAAGGTTTGTTAAACAACGTAGTCCTTCCTACAAAAAATTTAAGACAAACAATTACAGGATTAAAAAGTAGCTGGGCTACATTAGATACAATAATCTCTAAAAACGGGGAAACATTAAGTGCGTACGAAAAACAACAGATTGCAGTTATTGTAAGCAGCAAGGCTTTAAATGCAGAAAAGAAAGCTCAAAAATTAGTTGATATGGGGTTGACAACTGCACAAGCACAACTGTTGTTAAACACAGATGCGCAAACTGCTGCTAATATGCAGGCTATAATATCAAACAACAGTTTAACAGAAAGTCAAAAGCAAGGTAAAATAGCGGCAATACTTTTTGCAATGGCAAAAAAAAATAATATACAACTCAACCAGCAGGAAACTATAAGTTTAGCTGGGGCAATAGCAAAACAAAAGACAATGCAATTTACGACACAAGGATTGACAACGGCTATGTCAACGTTGAATTTAGTTTTGGGAATTGTATCTATTGCAATTTCAGGCATAGCGACAGCCATTATGAGTGCTCGTCAAGCCGCAGAACAGGCTCGTGATAACGCGATTGAAACCATAAACACCTATAATGATACATCTTCTTCTATAGATGAGCTTATAGAAAAATATAAAAACCTCAAAAAAGAATATGATTCTATATCTGATACGTCTCTTAAAAACGAAAAGGCAGAAGAATTATTAACTAGTAGAGACCAAATAGTTGAGACTTACGGTTCAGAAGCAGACGGAATTGATGTAGTAAATGGCAAACTTGAAACAACTTTGGCTACACTTAAACAAATTTCACAGCAACGTGCGAGTGAAACGTGGACTGATATTTCCGATGAAGTAGCAACGGCTTTTGACTACGAAAAGAGCATCGGCTTTTGGAATTACGGAGACATTACCACTGGTAAGCTTCACGGAGCAGTCACACAAATTGGAGACAGTGGTGCTGCCAGAAAATATTTTGATGTAATAAATGATTTACAATCAGAAATTAGCGGATTTGGTGGCAAGGTCTATTTGGCAAACGAGGCTCTTATGTTTGGGTCAGAATCATATTTTCAAACTGTTGAAAATATGAAACAATTATTAACAATTATTGACGAGAAAATTTCTAGTGGAGAAATTACGAAAGAAAACCAAGAAGCCTATCAAAGTTTTAGAGACGTGCTTTCACAAGAAATCAAAGCAATAGAAAAAGATACTGAATATCAGCAAAACAAACAAATACTTGACAATGCAAAAAATATAGCGATAGACTCGTTGTCTAAAACGTTTACAGAGGGAGATTATGCGGGTCAAACTGTAAGGGAAGTTTTAGACCAGTATACAGAAATTACTTCTCAAATGAACACTTTGGCAGGTTCTGGAGAAGTTGATGAGAAAGCATACAATGATTTAAAGACCGTTGCAGATAATTTATTGCAAACATTATCTACTGCAACAGGATTAACTAGCAACGAAAGAATTGCAGAACTTGTTGGCAGAAGTATTACAGAAGCAGGACAAGAATTTGAAAAATCTCAACAAAAAGCACAAGCTAATATACTAATTGATAAAGCAGTAGAAAGTAGCGGGTTGTCTGAAAAAATAAAAGGTATGTTTGCTACAGATATTAAGCAAACACAAGATAAAGAAATTACTGATTTACTTGGTGGAATTAGAGAAAGTTTAAAAGACAAAAACGATATTGATATGAGTATCTCTGAAATAGTGGATTCCCTTGAACTATTAGGATATACTTATCAAAAAACCGAAACGATTACAGCAACGGATTTAATTGCCGGATTCCCTACAGATGCAAAACAAATTACTAACGCAGTAGACAACATAGAAAAACTTAACAATGCAATAAAAGCTCTTTCAGAGGGGACAACTCCTGATATAGAGGAACTGTTTGAGTTAAAAACTGCTGGTGTAGATATAACAAATCTTACTCAGGGTGGATTGGATAATATTGCAAAAATAGAGGCTGTTCGTAACGATTATGTACAGTCTATGTTAGACACCTTAGATGAGCAGTTGAATATTAATAATGCCACAATGGTAAAACAAAAAGATATTACTGATGAACAAAGATTAGAAATAACAAACCAAAACAAACTATTAGAACTTGAAAAACAGATTGTTAGCAATGCTGTTGATGGTGTTAAAACTACTGCCAACGAATATGTCACAGCTATAAAATCTGCTGGTGAACTTATAGCGGAAGTTGCTGGATATGGAGATAGTACTATAAGCGAAGATATTCTTAGTAGTATGGTAGACCAGTATTCTGGTATGGCTTCTATTGTTGAGAAATATCGTTTGGGTATGATTGATAACGATGAGTTATTAAAAGCATTTAAGCAGTTCTATAATAACGATATTGATAATTTTTATGATTATCAGCAAAAGAAGTATATGAAAACAGATGAGTATTATTCTAGTTGGCTTAACGAGAATTCCAGCTTTGTGGAAGAATTTAAAAACAAATACGGAATTGATTTGAAAAATTACACTAATTACATTGATGCAAAGTCTGCAATAGAAAATAAATATTCTAAAACACGAGCCGATGCCGAAAAATATCAACTTGCCGAGCTTTTTGACGAGGACAACAACTTAAAGCCAGAGCTGAGAGGAGCAATGTCTAATGCTCCAAGCTGGTATATAGAAATACTAAAAGAATGTCAAGAATACTTAAAAGATTATCCTAAAATTATCGAAGAGTTCGCAAATAAGTTTGACCAAGGGTCTTCTACAGCCTCCGTCAATCTTGACGAGGAGCTTGATTCTCGATTAGACGTTGTAACATCTCGTATGAAAGATGCTTATAGTCTAATGCATGAATTAGGACAAGAGAGCAGTCAAATTACATTAGATACTCTCGATTCTATGAAATCCGCTTATCCTGCTATAACAGAATATATTGACAGGTATCTTCGTAAAGAAATGACTAGACAAGAACTTATTTCTAAATTTAAAGAGTTATATGAACAAGATAAAACAAATTACAAAAATGCACAAATTGAAAAATTAAGCTATAGTAGCGATTTTTATAAAAACGCCATCTTAGGTAATAAAGAATTAGTGGACAAATTCAACAAACAGTATCATATAGATTTAAAGAATTTTGCTACAGTTACAGCGGCAAAAGAGGAAATACTAAACAATTTTAATAAGCTAACGGAAGCGCAAGCATTGACGGGCAAATTAACAATAAGTGATTTTATTGATTTAAACACATTAGACACTACAGCGTGGTATGAAACAATTGCCAAGAATCCATCTCTAATAATTGGCGGTCAACAGGTTGTTGATTCTATTAGTGCAATAAAAGACTTGCTAGAAGCAACAGGGGAAGTAGCAGAAGATACTGCTGATGGTATAGTAGATACTATAGAAAAATCTGTTTATTCCGTTGAGGACGCTTTATCCGATATATCTACTGTACTATCTAAACAAGTAGAATACTATGAAGATATTGCCAACGGTATTGTTGCAGCGGCACAGCTTGAAATTGATGCTTTAGATAAAGAGATAGATTTGCTTGATAAAAAGAATGAAGCTCAACAAAGACAAATTGCTTTACAAGAAAAACTTGAGGCTCTTAATAAAGCTAAGACACAAAGAAGTGTTCGTGAATACAATGCTGAAACAGGTCAATTTGAGTGGACTACTAATAAGAAAGATATTAAGAAAGCACAACAGGAATATGACCAACAACTTGAAGAAAATAGAAAACAAGATTTAGAAGATAGTAAAGAATGGTTAGAGAAATACGGAGAGAGTTTCAGTAACATTCCTGAAACAATACAAAATCAAAGAGATGTCAAATCTGCTTTAAGTTGGCTTGCACAATATCGTGGAGTAAATGCTAGTACATTAAGTGCTAAAGATTTACTTAATCTAAGTGATAAAGAACAACAAGCTTTCCGTAGTCGTTATGGTAAAGCGGTTGACATCAATTTAGGATTTGAGGACGCTCAAAGTCAAAAAGAACTTAACAAAGCAAAAGCAAATCTTATTTCTGGTGGCTATGCTACTAATGGGAAAAGCGGATTTGCTTTTGACTGGAAGTCTATTATGACTGCATTAGGCACTTCTGTAACCACATTGGCGACTAGCCTTGACAAATATGCAGAAATACTTAAACCTACATCTTTCGCAGAAACTAAGCCAACTACTAATATGATAACAAACGTTACTAACACAGGAGAAGTTAAAAACAACTATACCTTTACAGGTGATATGGAATTTAAGTTTGACAAAAACATTGACGCTGAAAGTTTCTGGTCTGAAATTGTTACTAAGATACAAAACAAAAATGGTATCACCACTGTGCAGTAAACAGTGGTGATACTTTTAATATTTAGAATGGTGGTGATTTTATGAATTGTTCAATAGTAAATGCTTATCCTCAAAATGTTAGCATAGACGCAGCTACTATGACTAATAGAGCAAGAAACGCTTTTAAATTTACGTTCTATGGTGATAGAACTATTGGTGCAGACTACTTTATTTACGAAATGAATACTAATAATCTTTGGAACAATAATATCTATTCTGATTACGCCGCAGGAGCAAAAAAGCTTTACTACTATAATACAGAAGAAATAGACACGTTAGCAACAAATGTTTCAAGTAATAACAATAAACAATTTGTATGGAAAGTTAGAGTTTATGATGATGTTGATATTGCAAATAGCAAAAATCCAAATATTAGGGTTGTAAGTGGAACAACTAAAGCCAGTCCTTTTATTTCTGGCAAGACTCTTGCTACAGTTCTAGGCTCTGATGGGAAAGCAAATAAAAAAATGTTAGATTTAGATACTACAGAAACAATAACACTACCATCTTGGATAACTGTAAATGGCGAACGTAGAATTATATTAGAAGCCAGAGTGGGAGTAGACCAAAATCAAAAACCAGTTAAAACGAGAATAAGATTAAAAAACGAAACAACTGATGAAGTGGCAGAGGGGACAGAATATACCATATCACCTTATAGAAATGTTAAACTTCAAGTAAGTGAAAATGGTTTGTTTATCGCTCCAGATATAGCTATTGACGAATCTGAGACAACAGACCATAGAGTAGGGCATATTGGTGGAAGAACTGATTTACCATATCCTACCACAAATCAGCCATGTTACTATTTAGAGATTAATGGAGAGTTTCGGGCAATTAAGACCTATAAAAAATCGTTAGGTTATGTAGAATTAATTAGTGCTTTTAGTACAACTCCTGATGTTGGTACAGATTATACGTTATATTGTAGTTATATAGAAAGTCCATTTTTCTATTTTGAAACAGAACCTACCCCTGTAATTGAAAATCTACAAGGAGTGTTTGATGCAGAAGTTATTAAATTTACTGCTAGTCTAAATTCTAAATCTTTTACTAAATATCAAAAATGGGAAATATATGATGTAACAAATACTAGTGGGAATATAACTAGCAATTCTTTATTAGTTGATACTTCTGAAAAAATGTATATTGGTGCTTTAGAATATGTTTTTAGAGGATATGTTACAGGGCATAGTTATAAAGCAAAACTATATGTTACTACACAAACAAATTGGGACGTTGAGGCAGAAACGCCTAATGCAATAACAAGTGGTAGTGCAGAAACTAATATAAATTCAATTGCTATGAAATATAATAAAGAAAAAAACGCAATAGAATTAACATATAAACATATTAAAGCCCTAACTGCTCCGAGCAAAGGTTTATGTGGTACTAAAATATTAAGACAAGAATATGGTAGCAACGAAATCATTTATGTAGCTACTTTAACATACAACAGTATTAAAGCCAATCAAACGAACACATTTATAGATTATGATTCTGTTAGTAGAAAGAAATATAGGTATTATATTTGCGATTTTGTATCTACTGGAGATTCTTCTACAAGTTTAATGTATCTTCCCGCGATATCTCAATATTATGATACAGATTTTTATACATATTCAATCTACTTTTTGCAAGAACAGGCTTATACTAGATTTGATGTTCAAACTGATAAACGTATAGATTATGATTATATGTATGCTGAAAGAAGTTTCAATGTAATAGATATCGTCAGACCTGAACTTAATGTAGTAGATAAACATAGCATATCTCATAATCTTGGCAGGAATACTTATGTGGGTTATGCTGTAAAAGCTAGTACAGCCGCATGGGAAACGACTTATGATACATTTTCATTATCTTTCCAGTTAGGCAATACAGAAGTTAAATATCCAGACGGAACAACTTTTGATAGAAATTTTACTCAAGATTTTGCGAACTCTATCAATTATGGTTGGAACGAAGTTATTAATAAAGACGAGGTGTATTATAAACATCTAAAAGAGTTGATTGCTAGTGGTATTCCTGTTATGATTAAAGATTATCGAGGAAATAAATGGTTTGGTAGTATAGTTAGCCATAATAGCGAAATAGACAATACACAACCAGTAGAACGTTCTATAACAGAAAAATTAGATTTTGTAGAAACTTATCCTATAAGTAAGGTTAGAATATTAAGTAATTAAGGGGGCGTTTTAATTGGAATATACCAATTTTTATAATCAGAAATATATTGATATTTGTAAACGCCCTCAAAAATATCCAGTATTTAAAATTGAGATATTGGATTATAGTGAGTTTACTATTATGGATATTACTCAAGATATTAGCCTTGATAGCGAGGGTAGTATATCTGTTAAATATCAACAAGGTGTTCGTAGAACTTGTGAATTTTCTGTAATAAATATAGACCAAAAATATTTACCTAATGAAAACTCTATGTTTTGGTATCATAGAAAATTTAGGCTTTACACTGGATTGAAAGACCAAGCGACAGGAGATATTTATTGGTTTAGTCAAGGAGTATTTTTTGTACAAAATATTTCATGCGAGAAGAAAATAACTCATATAACTGGAATTGATAAGTTTGCCGCATTTACTAGTGATTTAGGTGCTTCCATTCTTGATGTAGACTATAAAATCTCTGTTATACCAGAAGATAGATATAGTGAACAACTTAGCGATGAAGAACTTAAAAAACTACAGCAACAAACACCTAAAATAGCTGATGTAATTCGTAATATTTTAACTATAGATAAGGGTAATGGATATGCTATTGACCCTGTTATACCAATTATAGATAGTAGGTTAGAAGACGAACCAATACCATACGACTTAACTGTTGGTGCTGGCGGTTTTTTAGGAGATATGATGATAGAACTTGCCATGATGTTGGGAGCAGATATCTATTATGATACAGATGGACATTTAAACCTGACAAAAGGCACTACTGATTATTTGTATGTAGGTCAGGGTGTTCAGTGGTTTTTTTCTCCTGATAAATCAGACTATATTTCTTATACTGCTTCTTATGATATATCTAAGGCAATTAATAAGATAATGGTTTTTGGTGAAGGGTATGAAGGTGTATACAACTACGCCACTGTAACTAATGATAACCCTAAATCTCCTGTAAGAGTGTCTTTAGTGGGTATTAGGCAAGGAGAAAGCATAGAGACTGCTATGGCATATTCTCCACAAAAATGCGAAGATTATGCTAAATACTATCTTAAAATGAAGTCTATTATACAACTTAGCGCGGATATTGAATGTACGTTTTTACCACATTTAGATGTAAATAGAGTTATTGATATATATGATGAGTTCTATAGTAAATCTGTTGAAAAACATATAATACAGAGCATTACTTTCCCTTTTAATAAAAGTTCGATGAAAATTTCTGCTACTAATGTAGCGGTATTACCATATTATTCTTCGGGGGTGACATGAGTTTATGGCTGATTCTGTGGGGCAATTTCTTGATATAATTGATAACAGAATAGAAAAACATTTAAATAATAATAATTGTGGATATTTGCGGCAAAGAGCCGCAGTGGTAACAGAATATGATAATAATACTTTAAAAGCTTTTGTTTACTTTGTAGATGACGAAAATAAAACGCAGTATACATTTTTTAATAAGACAGGTGAACTATTATCGTCTGGTGACAGCGTAAAAGTCTTTTATACTAGCAATCCTGCAAAAGGTTGGATTGGAGAGCGTTGCGGTGAACCAAGATATGATGGCGGTTATTCTCTTGAACCAATTACGTCAATTACTATAAATTCCAATATAGATTATTCTGTGCATACAAACGCTGGCATTGAAAGATATATTGGGATTTTTGAGGGCGAATAAATATGATACCTGATTTGAAATTTTATAAAGATGAAAAAGGTCGTATTATAAAAGCAATAAGAGGGGATAACTATGCAACTATTGAGTGGGCAAACGAAGATGCAGATATAGATTTTTGCAATTTTGTCGTCACAATAGTCATAACAGCGAGAGGAGTAGGGAAAAATGTCTGATGTAAACGAGAAAAAAATAGAATTTGTCAGTGACACAGATGTTAGCATTCCTGTGCGTTGGAAAACAGCCGCAACAGACTTGAGATGGAATAATGCTATTGCTATGGCTGGAACCATTGCAAGAAAAATTGACACCTCTAATTTATGGGACGGATATTTGCATTTCAGAGAAAAAACTGGGTATTTTAAAATTAATCCCTTTGCGTTAAAAACCATGGATATCGAAGATGAACTTATATATGATGTTCAAACCCCAATAGATATTTCTTTTACAGAGAATGTGGCTTATCACTATATTAATTCTTTTGTTTTAACAACCTCAAGGATAACAGATAACATGCCTTGTGTTACTGGGAGTGTGTATAGCACTGATAGCACCACTATATATATTGAAATGACAAACCCAATCACAAGTATTTCTGCCAACGAAAATATAAAAGCTTTTGAAATAACTGCTACATTTGGCGGAGTTAAATATACGTTTAACCCTGTAAAAGTAGAAATATCAGATGTGTCTAGGATTAAACTTACGGTTGCTGATATGGGTCAAGTATCTGGTGAGGTAAATATTTTGTATAAGAACGAATTAGGAAATATTAAAGAAAGTGCTTATGATACTTACATTAAGAGCTTTAATAGGGCTTTTACTTATACTATGAACTATTTGGAGGGAGAATGATATGAAAATCAAAGGGCGTACAAAAATAGAATTATTTAACGCGGAAACCGGGGAGTTAGAACAAGTAGTAGAAGAAAATAATATGGTTACAAGTGCCGTACAGAAGCTTTTAAATCTTCCGGTTGAATTTGTGTCGTGTAATACAAGTATAAAAACGATTCTTGACAACACTTTACCTATATCTACTAACGCCATGGGTGGAGTACTTCTTTTTAGTAATAAAAAGGAAGAAAACTCAAATTTGATATATGCAAATGGTGAGGGCGCAGTTGGACATGCTGGAAGAGTATATTCTGGAACTAACCCATGGACTGGAACGTTGAATGAGACAGAGTGTAGAACTCTTAGCAACGGATATCGGTTGGTGTGGGATTTTGCTACAGACCGTGCAAACGGGACAATCGCTTGCGTTTGTTTAACAAGTCGCACAGGTGGATATATAGGACTTAATGAATATTGGGACTCGGTAGCAGATAATTATAATCCTAAGATAACTAATTTTTATAATTTTGATAACAACCTGTCAAGACTTTTATACAATATCCCAGGAGATGTTCCAACAAGCGAATTTGGTGGAGTTAGAGGGATAGTAGCTAAAGATACCATTGTTTCTTTGTCAAATCCGTCTACAACAACATTTAGACTTTCTTATTATAAAATACTTAACACAGAAAAGATAGAATTAAATTGGGGTGATTGTGGTAGTTCTGCAAGTTCGCCATATAAGACACAGGACATATCTATTACAAACCCAGGAGATTATACTAGTTATACAGATTCGGATGGTTTTATACGTTGCATTGGATATGGTCATCAAGAACAAGAAGATAAGATACACTACGACATTTGGTTTAATTGTAATAGAATTAATGCTTTAACAGGAGCTGTTGCCCTTGATAAAAAAATACTTATTAATGTTCAAAGTTTTCCTGATGATTTTTATATCAAAAGATTCGCCAATGTGGGTACTGGGAACAGTTATTTTCATTACAAATATAACGGTTATAAACCATTTTGTTTGATGAATAATTTTATTATAGCATGGTTTCAACTTGACACGAATTCCTATCGCTTGGCTGCTGTGGATTTTAACGGAAATTTCATAAAAAATTTTGATTTGACCAGTAGCTATAGCGATAGGAGATGGGAAAGGCTTTATGATTTGAAACGTAAAGCACATTTCTTACAGAACAACCAATGTATAACCGAAGATGGGGATATTATTAGGCTAGGATATTGGCAAGATAACATTTCGAATATGGATAATATGCAAATTTATACATATACAGATATATACCCATATTTTATATCTCGTTACAACTATTATAATGCGCCAAAACTGTATCTTAATAAAGACTTCACTTATTTGGCTACTATTAATAATCTAGCCACTCCAGTAACAAAAACTAGTGCCCAGACGATGAAGATAACTTACGATTTAATTGAATCATAGGATAGTTAAAAAGGTGAAACATATGACGATTACTCCTGACAAAATAATTACAATAGCAGGAATACAGATTAAACAAAAAATTATTCCAGATGGTCTCAAATGGAAAGACCCTACTAAAGCTAGAAATGCAAAATTTTCTCCTAATGCATTGTATAAAGCGAATGTAAAAATGTCTAAAGTGAATACAGTTACAATTCATAATACCGCTGACCTAGATAATATTCAAGATGATGCTGAAAGATATACTCTTGCTACATATAATGAAAATATGGGTTCAGTTAGACCGCACTTGTATGTAGATGAAAGTTCTGTATGGCAGTTACTTGAATTTGATGAGGTAGCATGGTGTAATGCAAGAGGTACTTATAATACTGGCGCAATAGATGATATTGCTATTGAGTGCATTATGAATGAAAATAAACAATCAGATGTTATAGCAGAAGACAAAACTGCTAGATTAGCAGCATATTTTCTCCACGAAAATGATTTAGGCGTTTCTGCGTTAAGAACTCATACTTACTGGATAAATAAAAATTTAGGACTTGACGGTAGTGTGGATTATCTCAATACTCATATTGAAAAAGGAGTAACGAAAGTTTGTCCTCTTTATATTATGCCACATTGGGATAAATTCAAAACAACAGTCAAGAAATATTTATCAGAATATGAAAAACCAGTAGAAAATATACCCTATAAAATCAGAAGAAGCAAAGATAATGTTGAGAGCCAAATAGGTGCTTATAACAATCTGGAAACAGCAAAAAATATTGCTGATTATAATAGAGGATATAAAGTTTTTGACAATTTAGGAAATTTAGTATACAAACCTAGTGTTTATTATTCTAAATATATTACCACTAAAGATAGAACACCTATTAAATATGTGCCAGAACGCAATGCTAAAACTATATCAAGATTGCCTAAAAATACAGAAATTATAGTTTACTTAGGTAGTAATGTTACAGCAGAAAACGGCACAATATGGGTTAAATTTACTAGTCCGGAATGTGAGAAATTTCCAAACAAGTTCGCTTATATTCCGTTTCAATATATTCAGAGTTTAAAGGGGTGATGGTTCATGCCATCTATTAGAAATAAAAGTGCGAAAGAAACTACGGTTATTAAAGAGCAGATTTCGCCAAACAATATTTTAGACGAGTTATATACTCTTTGTGTTGCAACGTGTTTAACAGAACCCAAAGCAAGAATTGTCCTTTCTCAAATACTTGCACATGGTGTAAATGGATTTGAAATAAGATTAGTTTTTGACAATGGTGTTAAATATCAAATTGTAGCAACAGACAAGATGACTAAGGCGAAAGCCAAAGAGTTGTATAATAAGATAAAAAATTATGCGGAACTGTCCTTTAGCTTAATTTAAGAAAGCGAGGGATAAACATGGTTGATTTAGTATTACACAACCTTATGTTAGTCGGATTTGCAGTGATTTTGCTTGGGTTAGCAATGTTATCGAATACTTGTTTCGGTCTTTGGTATAATGTGAAATCTCTGCGCAAGAAGTTTGATTGTAAGAAATTGCTTCAAAGTTTATTAAAGTTCTTGGTCTTTGTTGTAGGACTAGGTTCTCTTTCTATTTTGGTAACATTGCTTCCTAGCTACGCCCAGTATAGTGGGGTCGATTTACCACAAGAGGCTTACGAGATTATTAGTATTCTTTTAATTGTTAGTATTTTTATAACTTCAATTATTAGTTATACTAAACAAGCTATTGATAAATTGAAAAAGATTTTAGGAAGTGATGATAATGGATAATGAAACCATTATAAAGATACTTACCGAGACCGCAGAAAGAGCGAAAAGCAACACTGAAAAAATTAATAACCTTGAAGACGATATTAAAACAATTAAAGAGGAAAACAAGACTATACATGAAATTGCTACATCTGTTAGATTAATTGCACAAGATATGACTTATATTAAGACAGACATTGCCGCCGTCAAAGAAACGCAGTCTGGCTTAACAGAGCAGGTTCTGGATTTAAAAACCAATTCAAACAAAATCAAGGCTGCATGGGTAGACAAGGCTGTTGCCGCCGTTTTAGGGGCGTTAGGGACAGGGATTCTTGCATACTTGTTGCATTCTATATTACCTAACATTTTTCAGTAAAGGAAATAAGAAATGAGTATATTTATTTATTATAGCATAAATCAAAAAATATTTTGAAAATCATAGCTTTAAAGATGTATTAACTGGATTACATAAAATAACATATAAACATTTTTGGGTATATGAAAGAAACGAGGACTTTAACAAATGTTTTGAGAATTGGTTAAGCAAAAGTCATGATTAACTCCTTTTGCATAAAGAAAGGAAGTAAAGCAAATGGGGCTTATTACAAAAGAGGTCGAAGTAAGTTTATCAACCAACAGCATTCGATATTATAGAAATTTAGGGTATATTATACCACAAAGCGAAAAGCCGTGGGGTGTGACTACAACTAGCGGCACAAAACTTATGGTAAAGGTAATAGATTTACCTAAAAGTTCATTAATATCTGTTAAGATAAAATGTGATAAATGTAACGAAATATTAGAACTGCCATATCGTAACTATGTCCAGTGTAACCATAATGGGAAATACTATTGTCACAAATGTGCTTGTGATACATTCAATTCTAAAGAAAATAATTACCGATGGAATAAGGATATGTCTGATAATGAACGAGAAAACAAAAGATGTCTTCAAGAATATAAAGATTTTGTGAAGCGTGTGATGGCAAGAGATAACTATACTTGTGTAGTATCAGGTAAAACAAGTAAAGAGACTGAGTTGGAAGTCCATCATCTTGATGGATATAATTGGTGTATTAACAAACGGCTTGATGTTACAAATGCTATAACTGTCACTAAAGATTTACACAAAGCTTTTCACGCTAAATATGGCAGTGGCAATAACACAAAAGAACAGTTTTTAGAATTTATAGAAATGACAAATATCTTATCGAATGATTACAACGAGAAAATCCCTATGGCAAAAATGGTATATGACATAGAAGAAAACAAAGTATATAATTCTGCGATAGAATATTCTAGGACACACAAAGTACAGCAAACGGAGATTTATGCTTGTTGTAATCACAAAACAAGAAAAATAAAATATGTTAAAAATAATGGAGAAATTAGTTATTATGATGCTATAATAAATCATGTACTTGGACACCATTTATTATGGTATGACGAATACATACAAATGTCTGATAACGATGTGGAAAGATTTTTGCAACAGTCAAGAAATAAAAATTGCATTAAGGTTATTTGTATTACAACAGGAGCTGTTTTTGATTCGGCAGCTGATGCAGCACGCCATTACAAAATACAAAGAGGATGCATTGGTAATTGTTGCAAAGGGAAACAAAAAACTGCGGGAAGACTCAATGGTGTTCCTCTTAAATGGATGTACTATGATAAACTTATTGAGCTTTCTAATGAGGAACAAGATACCTTCTTGTTCAATACTAATTTATGAAGAGGTGAAATAACATGGTTTCAGTAACAAGTTTTAATGGCAGAACACTTACTGGCATATTAGAACTTAGTGGCAAAAGTACAGACGAGAAACCTGTTGGTTCGTATGAAGGTTATCGTATCATGAATGGAAGCACCTTTGTAGAAATGGACACAGGTATGGTTTATTTCTATGATGAAGCAGACCAGTCATGGATAGTAGTATAAGAGGTGATGAAAGATGCCTTTTTCTGCTAGTACTTATGCATTAGCTAAAAAATATACCGACAAGGCTGTTGAGGGTCTTGGTGCAATTAAAGGTGCAGATTGTAGGGTTGATAGTGTAACGCCTACTACTGATGGCAACAAGGTAACACTTTCTTGGACTGGAACTGGTGGTACAGTTGAGACCACCAGTTTTGAGGTTAAGAATGGTGTATCTATTGTTGGTACTACCATTGATTCTAACAATAAATTAATAGTGACATTATCTGATGGCTCTGAAATTGATGCTGGCACTATTAATACAATTAAAGGGGATAAAGGTGATAATGGCTTTACACCAACTATCACAGAAAATCCCAACAACACAAATGAAATATATAAACTTGACATAACAAATGAAGATGGTGTGTTTACTACGCCAAATCTTAAAGGCGCTGGTGGTGGACTTGACCCTGATAAATATTATGACAAGACACAGATAGATGCTTTTATAGAGCCGCTTGACAAAGCAAAGCATACCCACGACAATAAAGAAACAGTTCTTGATAAACTTACTACAAACGATACAGGCGATACCCTCCTGTTTAATGGTAATGCTATTAAAGGCTCTGTTGAAATAGATGATACTACAATTACAGCAACTGACAAGGTTTGGTCTGCAAAGAAAACCAACGATATGTTTGAGGAAACTAAACAGTCTATTACTAACACAAACGCCAAATTTGCTAATTATGATACTTCTACCGAAGTTGATAGTAAGATAGCAACCGCTCTTACTGGTTACGAAAAAACCGAAGACGTAGATAATAAGCTTGCCGAATATGACAAGTCAACTGTTGTCGATAAAAAGATTACCGATGCTTTGACTAACTATGATACTTCGGAAGACGTTGATAATAAGCTGAAAGATTATGCAAAAACAACGGAAGTTGATACAAAATTAAGCAGTTACTATAAGAAAACAGAGACTTATAGCAACACCGAAGTTGATACTAAAATAACAGACTTAACCACAGAGTTGAAAACATGGGTTAATGGTGATGAAAGTCTTGGTATTAAAACAGTTTTATATGCAAACAACATTTTAATGTTTTATAAAAAACCCAATGCAACAATAACAGATGTAGCTGATTTTACAATAAATCTTCCTGTGGAGCAGTTTTTAGACCAAGCTAACACTACATTTGTGAATAGTTTTATTTGGAGTGAAGAGATTTATCCAAACTCAATTAACCCTAATCTTGATGGGCAACCAGTTTTAGTTCTTGCTGTTAAGGGAGACACAGAGATATCTTATAGTTTTGTGTCTATGAATGAACTCGTCAAAATTTACAAGGCAAGCACAGTGGTAAGCACAGTTACCCTTACTATTAATGATGCTACTAATACAATTTCAGGCGAAGTTAATATCTCTGCTGACGAGGGTAACTTGCTTGAAGTTGGCACAGATGGTGGTCTTTATGCAAAGGCTACTGATATCACTAGTAAAGCTGATAAGCTGACTGATACTGACATTAAAGAGAACCAGATACTTCTTGATGATGGCACTGGAAATATCAAAGCAAGTGGCAAGGATATATCTGAATATATACCCGCTTGGAGTGGTACAAAGGCACAGTGGGATGCGCTCGACAAAACTACTCTTGCAGATGGGACGATTATCAACATAACTGATGACTTTGCAGAGAATCCTGAATACATTTCTGTTTGGAGCGGGACTAAGGCACAGTGGAATACACTTGATAAAACCACTCTTGCAGATGGAGCAGTTATTAATATAACCGATGACTTCGTAGAGAACCCTGTACAGGTCAAAGTTATGCCTGACACTGCTACCGAGGGTGATGTCGTTCAGTATATAGGAGAAAATTCATCGGACTATCAGCGCGGTTATTTCTATGAATATGCGGTTAATGAAACTGGAATTTTATCGTGGAAGTATTCCCCTGTTGATGCATTAATTGATGATAGTGTCGCTGATGCAACCGACAAGACTTGGAGTGCAAAGAAGATAAACGAGAGTATTCCTAATTCTGACGATTTCGTTCAGAATTTAAAAATGTGGTCTACTGGAGATATAGAAACACTTGCGTTGGAATCTGTTTCGGGTTTAGTAACTATATCTTCTGCTGTAACAGGTATGCCTATTGATAGTGCAGCTTGGATAGGTACTGTTAATGCGACATCTACTCACCGTCAAATTTCGGTACAGCCTTTTGGTAGTCCCAGTTTGCTTTATAGTAAAATTTATAATGCTTCAACTCAGACTTGGAGTGCTTGGACTAAGATTGATGCGGGAAGCATTGATGGTAAGAAGGCAACCGATTTACTTCAGAATTTAGGAACTTTAACCTCTGGTAGCTTGTTAGATTATATATTAACACTTCCTGCTTCGGGATTTATTTATTGCAACGGTAATGTTACTGATACTCCTGTTGTTGGAACTTATTTTATCGTTGATGTCCGCAAAATGGGAACTACATACGGTGTTACAGCTATTAAGTTTAACTCAGGTGAAATATATACCAACAGATATAATTCCACTTCAAAAGCTTGGTATGGTTGGAAACAGATGGCAACGATTAATGATAAATCTACTACATCTGAAACAGAAACTTATTCTGTAAAAAAGATAAACGATATGTTATCTATGTTCCCTTTTAAATGGAAGTTAATAGGAACTTCTACTCCAGAAACAGGAGAAGCGTCGAATAACACCTTTAAGCAAACAATGTCGGGTGGCAATCCTTTCTGTGTATATCATAGTTCTGGAGTATTTTGTTTTGGTAACGGTGTTCCTGCTAATAGAGGTAAACTTTATGGAATGACTTCTGGAGTAGTTGCCTCTGCTACATATACCACAGCTGGATTACTTACTGTTCAAGTTGGTTCTGGTACAGCATACATTTATGAAATGGAAGAAATAGTTTAAGGGGTGATTAAATGTCGGTAAATATTTTTCAGAAGTCAACGGGTGAATTAAAACAGATTGCTGGCAACGCGCCTGTTGGCGGTAGTGGTGGAAGTGCAACATCACAAGTTATATTTTCTAAAAAGTCTGAATTTCCTACACAGGGTCTTGCTGATAAAATATATATAGATACTGATACAAGTAAGTCCTATATTTATAAAGATAGCAGCTATGTATTAGTTGGTGACGGTATGGCTACTGTTGATTGGGATACTATCGTTTAATTTAAGAAGGAGATTTTATTATGGCTAATGTAAAGTTTTTAACAGGCACTTATGCGCAGTATAAGGGTCTTGCTACTAAGGATGCTAACACCCTTTATTTTATTGAGGGACAGCTTTTTAAGGGCGAAACATCTTATACAAACCAGATTGAGGTTGTTGATACTCTTCCCGTAACTATGGTTGCAGGAAAGGTTTATGTAAATACAACTGACAAGTCTGTAACTTATTATGATGGTACTGCTTCTACAGTTGTAGTTCCCGAAACCGTAGCTGCAATTGGTGATTCTACTGCTGACACCGCTCTTGCTTCTGTAAAGGCAATTAAGGATTTTGTAGCTGCTGAACTTGCTAAAATTCCTGCGGCTGTAGATTATACAGTAACTATTACTAATGAAACTGCTGGTGCGGGAGAGAAGTCTAAGCAGACTATTAAACAGGGTAAGGCAGGAGAGGAGACTACTGTTGGTACAATTACTGTTCCTGACCTTGTAATGACAGTAAAGGAAACTCCTACCGAGGGATATCTTAAAACTTATCAGTTTACTTATGGAACTGGTACTCCTTTTGAAGTAGATATTCCCAAGGATTTAGTTGTAACTGCTGGTGAAGTTATTGTTGTCAGTGATGATGCTCCCGTTACAGGTCTTACCAATGGTACATATCTTAAACTGACTATCGCCAATCAGACAGCACCCGTATATATTGATGTGAAAGACTTAGCTGATGTCTATACTGGTAAGGCTGAAACTACTGGCATAAGTGTTACTATTTCTGCAAGCAATGAAATTTCTGCTACTCTTGCTGGTAAGGCTGTTGCAGAGGAGAACCTTGCTGATACTCTTGCTACAAAAATTAATGGTGCAGACGAGGCTCTTACTTGGGATGCTATTTCTTAATTACTAAAAGATAAAATATTAATAAGGTTAATAACGTTGAATTATTACCCTTATTAAATTATGAATATGAAAGGAGAAATGCCTAATGGCTGATAATAAAGTCAAATTTCTTCGTGGTACTGCCGCAGAATATGCAGCGAGTACTAAAGACAACGATGTTTTTTATTATACAACTGATACTAAAAAATTGTATTTAGGGGCTAATGAAGTTACTGGTGTTGGTAAAGCTGGTACAGGTGTGAATGCTGAAATCTTCAATGATTATACTCAAAATAAAGCAAATGGTAATTACTCTCATGCAGAGGGATTATATACGAAAGCTGATGGCTCGGCAAGCCATTCGGAAGGTGCGTATACCGACGCCACCGGGGATTATTCTCATACTGAAGGTTATAGTACAACAGCATCAAAGTTTTTTGCTCATGCGGGAGGAAATACTTCAAGTGCGCTAAAAGAAGGGGCTTTTGTGCATGGTAACAATGTCATAGCCGACAAAAATGATTACGAGATAGCTTTTGGAACGTTTAACAAGAGTAATGCTGACACTCTTTTTTCCGTTGGTAATGGTACATCTACTGAAGATAGAAGCAATGCTTTTGAAATAACTAAAACTACAGGTAAATTATTTGATAAAGAAATTGCTACTAAAGAAGATATACCGACAACGCTCCCCGCAAATGGCGGCAATGCGGATACACTTGACGGACTTCACGCAAATGAGATAGCAAGCAATCCGAACCTGCTGATAAACCCGAATTTCAAGGTGAATCAGCGCGGACTGAGTGAGTACAGCGACGGTTACACCGTGGACAGGTGGTACATCTCCACTGATAAGTGCAAAGCTGCTCCGGAAACCAATGGAATCCGCCTGACTGCTACAGCAACGCTGACTTCAAATACCCATGCGTTCTGGCAGAACATCGAATTCCCTCTTGCGCCCGGGAAGTACACACTCTCGCTGAACGTTTCAGAGGTATCCGGTGTCTGGTCGGCGAGAATCCGCACTGTGAACGCTTCGGGGGATTACGTTGACAGCTACTATACTTTGGCGCTTCGCGAGGGAGTGAACAAGGTATCGGTCGACCTGCCAGATGGCGAATACATCTCCGCAGTCTCCATCGGGTTCAACAAGGGCACCGAAGCCGGGGATTCCGTGAAACTCGCGTGGACAAAACTGGAAAGTGGGTCACTGGCAACATCATTCGTCCCACCCGACCCGGCAACGGAACTCGCGAAGTGCCAGCGCTACTACCAGGTGCGCACCACAAACGACATCGACCCGCTGGACATGCGCCCCAGCATGAGAACCATAACGGACATCAAACAGGTAACAGGAGGATACGCATATGTCGCAGAATTATGATGAAATCATCGAACCGCGCGAGACCGATGAGGAGCGTGCCGCGCGTGAAAGCAGGCTCAGAGCCGCAGAGATAGCACGGGAATTTGCGGCGATAGACCGTGAGCGCGTACGCCCGCTTGCGGCAATAGTTTCCGGAAGTGCCACCGATGAGGACAGAAACAGGCTTGCTGGACTAGAAGCTAGGGCGACCGCACTCCGCAAGGAACTTGCGGGACTGGGGGTTTAAATGGACAGCAGTGTAATCGTAGCGGTGATTTCGCTGGTGGGAATAAAAATGATATTTAAATAAAAAAAAAGAAAACGTCCCCAGTGAAAAGAAAAGAGCCGGAGACATTTCGGTGAAATGAAATAAAGCTTATCACTCTATAGTTTGAGTGAATTGCCTTGTAAGGAATGTGTAGAAGTTCCTTACAATTATATTATATCACAAAAGATTAATTTTGTCAAGTCATTTTTTAATTTCTTGATTTTTATAAAAATATTTTATGGGAATATAGTGTTAACTATATTCCCATATTTTTCATATTTATCCAAATTTGAGATTGGTGTCGTCTTTCTTGTTTATTTTTTCAAGAGCTGTGACAATGCTATCATCATAATCTAAATCGTAATAAAAAAACTCATCGTCTAGCTCAATTAACTCTTCCCAAAGTTTATCATAATCAAAAGTCCAGCTTGAGTGAAGCCGTATATTTCTTATTGCTTCTGCGACAGTTTGTAGTTCACAACTATCTGCAATGTTAAGACAAGTAAACATTTTCATAACACAATATCTCCTTATATTGAATGCAACATATCGAGCAAAGCCCTTTCGGGGACATATACATACATGCATATACTGTTAATATTTTGTATCGACATAACTAAACTCAATATGATTAATACACTAAAAATAATAAATCCAAATAGAGATAGTCCAAGAAAGGTTTCTTCTATCGCGTCCATACCAACATCTTTTGGAAATTTCTTTATTATAAAAATAATTCCACACATACTAAATACAAATATAATTGTCCAAACAATTAATACTATAATGTTATTAGTAATCTTGCACTGTGCAGTTCTTTGACATAAATCTTGCATATATGGATAAATATTTTCTTGACCCCAATCAATTACAATTCCAAATTTTTCACCAAGTGTATCGAAAACTTTAATTATTTCATCACTCATAAATATCCTCCAGTTTGTTTAGCTTATATTATATATAATATTATATAAGTTATAATTATTTGCAATATATGAATACTTTGGTCTACGACAAGATTTATTTTAAGCCTATTTGCTTTTAGATTGTCTACAACTGCATGAATTATGGTGTTACCAACAAAAACAATAGCGAAAATTATAGATACATCAAAATTCATACTAATAGCAATAGGCAACATTATCATAAACGACCAACTCATAGAGTGCATTATCAATGCAACTATATAATCATATTTATATAACTTTTGTGGAGCGTTTTCTTGCCACCATTTCTTTTGCTTCATATTTGCGAAAATACCTTGTAAATAATAATCATCTACTATATGACAAAATATCATAGCTAGAATTATAAATATATTATTCATTAATCACAGCCTTTGATAGTTTTCTTTATTAGCCTCTTTAGGTGGATTAGGAAATGGCATCCAGTAAGTAATCCAGCCGATGCCACGTTGTTCTTTCCAACTTTTGCCATTAAAATAGCTATATGTGACGCTATTAAAATAGCGTCCATCAAAACCTTTATATTCGTAGCAAACAATATACCAACCTTTTCTTTCGGGCTGTTTATTTCTAACGCATATCCATTCCATAATATCTTTTCTCCTTATTCATTGACTTATATGGTTTCTTCATTTTAGAATTACATTTAGGACAAAAGTCTGGTAATTCATCAAGATTGTATTCTCTTGGCTCATACCAGCAGTTTGTACAATATACATAATATCCATCACAATTTATTTCCCAAACCGCTGTATTGTTTTCATAAAGTTACATCAAATCCTTTGCATAATTTTCTATCCTTTGCCAATCTTCTTCGGATATTTTCGATTTTCCTCTGCCAAACTTATATTTTTCGTATAAATTATATACGCATACTAAGATATATTCATCATTATGCCAGAGTAAATTATCAACTTTTGAAATACTGGGAGCAAAATCTGAAAACTCTTTAACAATACTGGATTTTATATCTTTGAGATATCTTCTTTTATATTCTGCTCTATATAAGTCAAAATAGGTTGATAAATGGCTCTTAGGATATTCCATAACTGCATTGATTAAGACATGATTGGTTTTGCCCTTATCTCTCCAATCATGCATAATAGCAACTAGTTCTCTTAGCTGTCCTTTAAATTGTAAATCGGGCAGGACTTCTAATAGTTTATAATGCCAAATTCTCAATATAACCACCTCTTTTTATTAGCTATATTATATCATAAAAATATTTGTTTGTCAAGTCATTTCTGAAAAGAAATTTAATTGAACCACGTCATTTTTGTGTTCATATAAATATTTATTAACAAATCGCATTACATTTTCCCAGTATCGTTCCCATTCACAAGAATAATCTTCAAACCCAAGGTTAGAAATTTGTTTATTTAATATTTCATGAGCCATTCTCAGTTCTGCTTGATAGCGGTTATAATTGCATTTTCGTATCAAATCAACAACATTTGTAATTTTAAGCCATGCTTCATTTCTTAAAATTATTTCTCCCCAACAATCTGAATAAACAAATTTTTCTTTTCTATCAATATTAAAATATTTATTTAAATAATAATTCAATGGCATATCTATTCTTTCACCTTGCGGTGGATTCCATCTAGCAGAAAAATAATCCGTATGTTCTATCCAAATATCATCATCTTTTATAAATATTTGTGGATTACAACGCTTTTGTATGAAACTTACAGAACCAATAGAATTTATATTTTTTAACTCTTTAGGTTTGACTAATTTAGGCTGTCCATAAAATCTCTTACTATATTCAACATACTCTATACTACTTATATCTATATCAGTCCAGTTCGACACAATTAGCTCCTTAATAAACATGGAGATGTAAAATTACATCTCCAGCATATCTAAACAATATTTAAACCAAACTTTTAAATTATATATTTATATACAACTTCTTCGTTAGGAATGTCTTTGGTAAAGATAATTTTAAGATAAATATATGTTTCTGATTTATTATAAGTTATTAACCTTACCTTATAATTTACTATTTTTTTCTATCATTTTTGTTATGATTACTTTTATCCTTTTCTAAATTTTATCTTTTTCATATTCACATTAACTTACACAAAAAACCTTGTTGTGTAAGTAGTACCCCAGCTATCTTCACTATATTCAAACAAATATTCTATATCTCCACTATATTCAAACCATATAATGCTATCGTATTCGCTTAGCTCTGGATTGTAGTAATATGTTGCTGAATGTGAAGTGCCTTCGGCACTAAATACTTCCTTAACTACCTCTTTGGTTTCTTCATCAGGAGTTATCCCTGAATATAACCAGTTTGATATTCCTTGGAACTGTCCCTTTTGGAACAAGACCTCTGTGATTGTATTAGGGAAATCCTCTGAAACAAGTCTGTTTCTTATTAACTCTGCTACATAGGTTTTGTATTCTTTTGAGAAATTACCAACTTCATGTTGAATGGTAATTTCAATCATTGTTATTTCATTTTCAGACAAGGTATCATAAAGCGTGACTGGGTTTGTTGTAGTATCATTTTTATTATCAGAGGCAGTCTGTACGATTATTGAATTTATCGGTTCTGATGATTCAGCCATGTTATTAAGATATGTATTACTAGTAGCGGTTATGTTCCCGACATTAATGTCGGGAACATCTAAATCAAATGAGCTTCTGATTTGAGTATAATCATTATTAAGAACATTACTTATTTGTGTTTGCTGCTGTTCTTGCTTTTCTTTAGTACATTTCTTATAAATCATTGTTCCATCAGCTATGCCCAAAAGAACTATTAACGCCATATGAAATGCTACACGAAAAATGATATCTTTGTTGTCTCTAAATCGAATAAAATCACCTACTTTTTGTGGAAGTGCATTTGCGTTTGCCATTTTTATGTCCTTTCTAAAATGAATTAGGTATTGGGTTTGCAATATTGACAACCTCCACGACATATATCTGGAGGGCAATCTACACACATATATTCATATACAATCATTATGTATCACCTTATATATTTGTATCTTTTAGTTCAGCATTCAGAATATCACAGACCTGTTGAGCATGTTCTTCTGTGTCAAAATAAACCGTGTATTCCCTTTGGCAAACGCGTTCCCAACATTTGCAATATTTCATGTCAACTACTGAGAAAAATATAAAGTAATTGCATGCGTTCGGAGTAAACCGATACCCCTCACACATCGTATCACGAAGTTGTCTTATTCTGCCTCTAAGACGCAGTTCATTTACACCCAGATGAGCAAGTTCTTTACAACGGTAATAATTGCCGAATTGGAATCTGCGTAAATGCGCCTCGCTATAATCGTCTAAGTCTTTCACAACAATTCCGTCTGAATCAATGTAGTAATACCAGCCTCCCTTAGCCGCCCTCCACGGCTTGGCAGTCTTGGTTTCTTTCAGTTTCCTAACTTCCTCTCGCAGGCTTGCTATCTGCTTTTCAAGTTCTTCAATAGTCATAATTTCTCCTTATCAAAAATCAAATTTGTGTTTTATCGTAAAAATTAATTCTTATTCCATATGAAGTTCATTTATATTTCTCCTTTTATAGATGTGTTATTTTTCTTTCTTCTATCATTCCAATTATTTACTAATATACTCAATGATTGCAGTCGTGCTTCTGAAACATTATCAGACTGCAAATAATAGCCATTACCTTTCATTGATAATTTGCAATAATCACATTTTATTATAGAATATGCGTGTTTTTCGTCTTCGTCTACAAAAGATACTCTTACTTTTCCTTCACAAATAGGACAGGGAAGAAGAATTGGTATATTATCTGTATTATCTAACTTTTCTAACGAAAATACAATAGCTTGGCAATAACTATATATTGTATCATTCATTTCGTTAATATCAAAACAAGCATGAGGAATATCCGTTTCATATGTCCATGAATATTTACTATAATCATTGTGCCAAATTATCTTTATTGGCTTACCATATACTGTGATTTTACCACCATCATAACAATCGTGTTCTTCGACAATAGCTCCACGGAGTTCACAAAGGTCATCTGAATAACCATATACAATGACAAGGTTATTTTTATCGGCATCATTTACTATTATTTCAGGTAATTCACCAAATGGCATTTCATTGCTATTAATTACAATATTATTTAGATTATGCTTTTTTATAAATTCTTCTGGTGTTAAGCTCACGCCTTTATCCTCACTTTCTTAATTCTACCACACTTTTCACAACGTTGTACAATTATAATGCTTACGGGATTTGCTGTACAAGTACCATCACTAAAAGAACCATAAACATCTATTGTTTTTACATAATTATATTTGTGCTTACAGAATAACATAAAACATCATTTCCTTTTTCCACAATTAAAGTCAACTATAGCTCGGTCTAAAACATGAATATACTTATAGGAATTCTTATCAACATTGCCATCCCGTGGTTCAAAACAATATTGATAACTGCCCTTTTTATTTATGCAGGATTTACTTTTCTTACAATCTATACATTTATATTTAGCCGTTCTATATCTCCTTAAAATAAAATCTCTCCGTATAACTTCCTACGTCAACAGCAGTGGTCTTGTCATCGGTTTTCCATGTCCTCTTATAGTAAGACTTATAATTATGTTCGTCAAGAAAACTGCCGACTACCTTAAACGCCTCTTTCTGTGTAATTACTTCTCCGATAATTCTTGTTTTGCCATTTGAATTTTCAAATAATACTCGAATCATTTTGATTATCTCCTCTCAGACCCTCTCTGATTTTGTTCACCAACACCACTTCTTTACCGTTTCTTCTGAAAAGCCATAATCGTTTTCCATATTGTGAATTTGGTAATTAAGTGCATTTCTTTGCTTTATAAGAGCAATAAACTCTTTCCCTTTGTCACTAGTATATGGCATATGTTCATAATCTTCTATATCAGCATTTAAAACATCTTGTGTGGTTCTTATTTTACGACCTAATTCATTTGCTAACTGAGTTTGTTCGCAGTCACAATAAAGTTCTCTATCGTAACAAGCAACTCTTTCCTTTAGTGGCTTCCCACAGTATTTACAAAATTTTTCCATAAAACCTCCTAAAAGATAAATTCCGTTGTGATTATATTATATCACAACGGAACTGTTTTGTCAAGTCATTTCTGAAATAAAACAATATTTCGAGCACAAAGCGCTATATATAGTATGCTTTTTAATAATTTGTTATCAGCACTTCTATATCTTTGGTTTCTCGGTCTTTCTTATGATAACTACAATTTAGATAGTCTCCAGATAAATAGTGAATATTATATTTATCTTTCCAAGCATCTAAAAATCCATTATTGTATTTTAAGTTATTTGATAAAGCCCATCTTGTTCCCTGTTCATCCAATCTATCCAGTAATTCGTAAAGTTTCTTTTCGTGTTCGGCAGTCCAACCCTCAAAACCACGTTTTCCATCGTTATAATTACCAACAGAGTTAAAATAAGGTGGGTCAAAATATACCAAATCGTTCTCGTTAAAGTCTGAAAAATCAAAATCGAAAGCGTTTTTAGACGATACTATTATAGGGTCTTTATTCTCAAATCTCTGTTTCAAAGCAAGTAAGTCCTGTCTTTGCCTGTCAGAAAAATAACTGCGATTTTTACCGAAACTGCTATTATATTCGTGCTTGTTATTAAAACGGAACTGATGATTAAATGAATGGCACATCAAAGTATATAGTGCAATCCAATCTTTTCTGCCATTATTATAACTATCACGAAGTCTTTCAAAGCCTTCCTTATTTATCATACTCAAATCGTATTCTGAAATGATGTTTTCAATCTGTTCGATTATTTCATCATAAGGCGTTGAGAACAATCCCGACACAATATCTGAAACATAAGGATTAACTTCGTTATATATATAATGGTCTGCTTCTGTGTTCATTAAGACTGTTCCTGAACCGCCGAAAATATCTACAAACATTGAAATTTTTTTAGGAAACAAAGGTATAATCTGCTTGATTAGACGATATTTATTACCTACATAATTTATAGGTGATTTTATGTATTTCTGATTTATTTTTAACATCTCCTTCTGTCAATGAAATTTTTGCTTTATGGTAAAATTTAATATATAGTGTAAGTCAAAACAAGCTATAATGGCATACACTATATATTATCTGTCTTACTTTACTTTGAAATTGGTGTGATTATTCACAATAAAGAACTACTTTGCTTTGATTTAGGCTTTCTTTAATATCAATAACTCTCTGATTAGACGACCCCCTCCAAGCGAGAGAAATGTCTCTTTTATCATCTTCATATCTGCCATCAACAAGAACGTCACAGTATCTTACGACATCTAATGAGCAGATACCATTAACTTCATGGTCTTCCCATATCTTATATTGCTCTAAAATCTCTTCCCAAGTGTAACCCGTGTAAAGCCAGATTGTCTTGTCAGGAAACTTTTCTTTAACAGTTTTAACAATTCTATAAACTGTATTAATATTTTGAAACTCAAGAGGATGTCCTCCAGAAAGAGTTAGTCGAGAGATATAAGGCTTATCAAGTGCTTCGAGAAGTTCTTGCATTGTATTCTCTGTAAAGGGTTGCCCTGCAATAAAATTCCAAGTTTGAGGATTGTGACAACCAAAGCAGTGGCGGTTGCACCCCGAGACCCAGAGTACAACTCCTATGCCTATACCATTGGCAGTATCATATTTACTGATTTTTATGTAATTCATAATTCCAACTATCGCCTCGAATAATATATCCTATCATACTGCTATCAAGATTATACATAGTTCCTAACCGTTGGTATGTTATCTTTTCATTATTATATTTGTTTCTTATTTCATTTGCTTGTTCTAAAGTGATTTTTGCACTGGATAGATTATTAATTACTGCGTGTCTTCGATTGTATTTATTGTTGCACCACTCTAAATTATAAACAGTGTTATTATTTTTATCACCATCAATATGGTTTACTTGTGGATAATTATTAGGATTCGGTATAAAAGCTTCAGCAACAAGTCTATGCACAGAATACATATGTTTTCCAAGATGAACTCTATAATAACCTTTAGTGTTTTGATTATTAGGTTTTAAGACGCCTTTTTTGCCAATAATCGTTCCATCTGTTCCAACCTGAATATACCCATAATTTTCAATCCACAAAGATTTAAAATTTTCAGATATAATCATTAATTGTCTCCTATATGTATAACTCTTTCTTTTATTTCTTGAGTTCGCCCTGCGTTCCAAAAATTACTTCCTATATAACCACAAGTTCTTCTAGCCACGTTTAGTTTCTTTTCATCTCTATTGCCACAATTGGGACATTCCCATACAAGTTTACCTGTTTCTTTATCTTCAATAATCTGTATCTCGCCATCAAATCCACATACTTGACAATAATCAGATTTTGTATTGAGTTCAGCATACATTATATGGTCATAAATAAACTTGATTACTTCAAGCACTGCTTCAATATTATTATTTAGATTAGGAACTTCTACATAGCTAATTGCTCCTCCGGTTGAAAGAGACTGAAACTCAGATTCTATAGAAAGCTTTGTGAAAGCATCAATAGGTTCTGTAACGTGTATATGATAACTATTGGTTATGTAATTCTTATCGGTTACACCCTTTATAATACCAAAACGCTTCTGTAAACACTTGGCGAACTTATATGTTGTCGATTCAAGAGGTGTACCGTAAATTGAAAATCCGAGATTAAGGTCTTTATTCCAATCGTCACACTTATCGTTCATATACTGCATTATTTTCTTGCCGATATCCCGACCTGTTTTTTCAGTAAGTTTGTGACCAGTTAAAGCATAAACACATTCCCACAGACCTGCATAGCCAAGAGAAATACTTGAATAACCACCTGTAAGGTATTTATCAATTACTTCACCCTTTTTAAGTCTTGTCAATGCTCCATATTGCCAAAGAATAGGTGCAACATCTGACGGTGTACCCTTGAGTCTTTCATATCTACAAATCAAAGCTCTATGACAAAGTTCCAGACGTTCATCAAATATCTTCCAAAATTCTGTCATTATATTATTTGGGTTATTCTTCTTTGCTGTGAGCGCAACATCAACAAGATTAATTGTTACGACACCTTTATTAAATCTACCATAGAATTTATAATTTCCGTTTTCATCTTTCCAAGGTGAAAGAAAGCTTCTGCAACCCATACTTGTAAAGCAATGACCATCTTTAAGCTGTTTCATTACCTTTTCACTAATATAATCTGGAACAAGCCTTTTTGCAGTACACTTTGCAGCAAGTTTGGTAAGATAATAATAAGGTGAGTTCTCGTGAATATTATCTTCTTCAAGGACATAAATAAGTTTCGGGAAAGCAGGTGTTATCCAAACACCAACTTCATTCTTAACTCCCTGATAACGCTGTTTAAGTACCTCTTCAATAATAAGTGCAAGGTCGTGTTTTGTTTGCTTGTTCTGTACTTCGTTAAGATACATAAATACGGTTACGAATGGGGACTGACCATTTGTTGTCATAAGTGTAACTATTTGATATTGAATAGTTTGAACACCGCGCTTAATTTCTTCTTGTACTCTTTCTTCTACAATATCATCAATAGTAGGTAAATCACCATCTTTAATCTCCCAATTAAAAGATTTAAAAAAATGTTCAACCTCTTTGCGGATTTTTTGTCGTGAAATATCGACAAATGGCGCAAGTGCCGACAAAGTTATACTCTGACCGCCATACTGATTACTAGCTACCTGTGCGATAATTTGTGTAGCAATGGTACACGCAGTTGCAAAACTATGTGGCTTTTCAATCATTGTGCCGCTGATAACTGTCCCATTTTGTAGCATATCATTGAGGTCAATTAAATCGCAGTTATGCATATGCTGAGCAAAATAATCTGCATCGTGAAAATGAATAATCCCTTCGTTATGAGCTTTCACAATATCTTCCGGGAGAAGGACTCTGTTTGTTAAATCCTTTGAGACTGTACCCGCCATATAATCTCTTTGAGTAGGAAGTAATGCCGGATTTTTATTTGAGTTTTCTTCCTTTATAGTTTCGTTCTCACAATCAATAAGAGATAACATTTCATTATCGGTTTGCTTCATATTTCTTGCTAATAGCCTTTTATATCTATATCTAATATAAGCCCTTGCGACAGATTTATCCATTCCCATTAAATGGTCTTCTACCATGTTCTGTATTTCTTCTACATCAATTTTTTCGTTATCACAGTTCATTATATGCAAAGAAATTATATTGGCATCGTTATTTGATAATTCAATGTTATCACTTCTATCAGGGTAGATTTCGTTATATGCTTTTAATATGGCGTTATTAATCTTTTGCCTTTCAAAAGGGACTGTATTGCCATTACGTTTGATGACCTTAATCATATATTATCACCCTTATAAATTTCATTATATATATAGGCACAGAGAACATCTAAATCTGTGTTTTCATTTTCTATGATACAGTCTGCAATTTCACTTACTCCTTTAAAGATGTCATTATCTTCTAATATCCTGTTCATTGCAGCTCTCTCACTATCTTTTCTTCTTCTCGTCATATTAGTATATCTAGTATCTATACTAGTCTTTATGTATATAGTGAGTATCTTTTTATCACCATCATAATTCTTTTTAAGAACCCTTGCTGAATTAGGGTCTAATATACAAATATCACAATCTTCAACCTGTTGCTTAGTTGTGCAATATTCTGCACCATATTTCTTTAAATATGCTACCTTATCACTAATCTTATCAAAATCTTCTTTAGTGATAAATGTGTGTCCTGTTTCAAGCGGTTTTCTTTTGGGTCTTGTAGTATAGCTTTGTATTAATTTGAGTCCATACTGTTGTAGCTTTTCTGCAATGCTTGTTTTGCCACAACCGCTTTCCCCAACTATTACTAATAACTTATTAGGTTTATCCATTTTTCTCACTTCTCTTTTTACGACTTTCATAGAAGTCTTTGTTTGCTAAATCATATCTCGTTTGTATATCAAGTAAATTTTCGCCTTTATGTTTTTCACAAAAGTTTTTCCAATAAGGGCACTGGTTAAATTCAGGACAACCGCCTCTATAAACACAGTTCTTTTGTAATACATCAGCCCATTCGGGTTCTACTTCGTGTAACTGAGCCTTAAACTCTTCTGCAAGTTCTCTGGCTTCTGGGGTAGCCTGATAACACAATCTTTTACGCCAACTGTCTATTGTGTTTTGGGCGTTTGCATATCCGTCAAAATTGACTGGAGCTTCTTGTGGTTTTTTACCTCTAGGAGTTTCGTCAATCATTCTATCATCACGCTGAGAAGTGATAAATTTTTCAAACTTATGTCTACTCCACTCCGTACTAACCCAATATGGGATTTTCTCCCAAGTCCAATCTATTTCAAGTAATCTAATAGGAGAATGTTCTGAAATAAGAAGCTTTCTCTTAAACTCGTCAGTGGGTTCTTTATCAGTAAACTTTTTATTTACTGTTGTGCGACAGTGGTTCTTAACTCTAGTCCAACTATCTGAAATCCAATTAATAATCAAACCATCCACTCCCTAAAGTTATCAATATAGCTCTCCCCGTCTTTAAGGTCTGAGAATACCACCTTCACAGGATTATCAAGGTCAAGAGAAAATAGTCCTAAAAGAGACTTGCCATTTACCTGATATTCGCCATGAACAACGGTTACTTTACACTTACACTTGTTAGCTGCATAAGAGAAATTATGAACATCACTAACTTTAGGAAGCTTTATTGTAATTTCTTCCATTAAAATCACTCCTTATATAATTTCTAAAAATAGTAGTGTACCATTTTTAGGTACACTACTATTATATCACATTTTGAGAAATTTGTCAAGTCGTTTTCAGAAAAATATTGTTAAATTTTTGGCAATATTTTGTATTTATCAATATAGAAATATCCTTTATTGTTTCTATGCCATTCATCTATGTAAATGACATCATCAACGGCAAAAGAATTTTTCTCAAACTGTTTAGCAAAAATACTGTAAGTAGACACTTTACCACTGCCTAAGCTATAGCCATCAAACATATAGCACCACGGCTTTCCAGCATCCTTACCGAATTTACCTATACACTTTTTTAAACTTTGAATAAGAATTTTAGGTCTATCTTCTGGCTTATTAGTTTTGTAATCAATATATCCTAAATATTCCTTGCGAACTTTTATCTTATATCCTATAGGGTAATCATCAGTTATACTACACATAATATACTGTTCTGCTTCTGATAATATATTTTTACAATCAAGCTGTGTATAGTTTGTTGCTGTTTCTTTAGAATATCTTGCCACTATATTATTGAGAATGGGGTTATTAGCTACCCTCTCCTTTTTGATGAGTTTAGCATTTCCTTGCTTAAACATATTGAATATATTGTAGATTAATGCTAATTGTTTAGCATTTCCAAATTCTTCAAAGAAATCTATATCTATTAAAACCCCTACCTGTCTTGAATTTATAGCCGTTTTACTGATATCGCAAAGCAGTTCTACAAAGGAATTATATTTATTATCCTTGAAAGAATATAGAATTTCTGCTACATTTTCATTGAGGTATTTAATAGACTTTATTCCTTTATAAATTATGCCTGTTGATTTATCACAAAAATATTCTGCCCTAGACATTCTAAATTTTGCATTAGCAATCTTATATCCTCTTTCGGCTATTTTACTAGTAACCATTGCGGTTTTCTCCGTTTTATCTTGCCATACATTAAGACAAGTTGTAAGGAATTCCAGAGGATAATAATGTCTAAGATATCCACAAGCATATCCTATAAAGCTGTAAGCATCAGAGTGATTCCAACTAAACGCATATCTAGTGGCATCTAATATGCATTTTAATACAGGCTTTATAATTTCATCAGCTTTTTCATTTGATAAATTATACTTTACTTTTGCGTTGCTATTAAAGCCTTCTTCAATCTCTGGCATTAACTGTTCTGTGCCGCGCTTCTTGGCAATGCATTTCCTAGCATAATCTGCCTTCGGCAAATCAAAACCACAGAATTTCATCAAGAAGAGCATGATGTCCTCTTGAATAATACAATTACCTAGCTCTGGTGCAAGCAAATCGTCAATATCGTTTATGCCAGTTTTTTTAATTATACCATTGACAGAATCTTCTCTAACAGAAGCGCCACAGGGTCTGATAAGAGCGTTTGCATAACTCATTAACTTCAACATCTTGATATTAGGAATAGCTTTTCTTATTTTAGCTATGGTACTATCAGAAAATATTTGTTTCATTGTCTGAGCGGCATATGGAGACTCCATCTGAAATACCGCTGTAGTGTCCTGTCTAATATCGTCCCAAACTTCCCAGTCTTCCAAATCAATGTTATCAGGATTAATACGGTCTATACCCGCAAGTTCACACGTTTTATTGATAATACCGACATTATCTACAAATTTGTTAATCTAGTAATTCTAATAATTCTTGAAGTTTAAATAATATATTGTCGCTATATATTATTCTATAAATTTTTATACCATGTGCCTCTAACAATTTAGCTTTTTGACGGTCTCGCTCACAACACTTTTCAAAATTTTCTTGTGTTTTATGGAAATATTTTACCATTTTATAATGTTGCTCTCCGTCATACTCTATAACCAAATTATATTTAGTTAAAAAGAAGTCTACATACATTTTATACCCATCTGGAGATATAAGCCATTCAAAGCCTTTATGTATTTCAAATTCAACTTGATTTTGTTCAAAAAAGGTTTCTATAAAGTTTTCTGGCTGACTATTTCTTGTAGAGCGCATCCCTAGTTCATTAAGTATATTTTCCCAACCGCCATATTTATTAACAATCGCACAACTATATTTCCCATATTTTCTATATAAAACGGCTGAATAACTCCGATATTTTTGTATGAACTCTTTGATATCGCTGACAAGCTCGTCTTTAGTTACACCTCTAGACATATTGATAGGTGCATTAATAGCTTTAAATAAATTATTGTAATTGCCAAAAACATGTCTAACTGGCGAACTCCATAAACCGTTTTGTTCACATAAGGTTTTATTTATATATCCATATTCTTGATAAATACACTTTGCTTTTTCAAGAACTTGCTCCTCAGTAAGTTCATTGTAGTTTATGTATGTAATCCCAACTTCGTTTAATAAAGTCCTAATCTTTCCATATTGGTGCAAATACCAATTAAAGCAAGAACCTTTGTATATAGTGTGTTCATTCCATATTTTTATATTAACTTTGCCAAACTCATTATACAACCTTACAAGTTCATTTACAAACATTTCTTTTGTAATCTTCTTCTTAGAAATCTTTATCACCACCTTTCATATTAATGCGACAATTACTAGATGATAAGTCATTTCTGCTTATCTCACTATATTTCTATAGTGTTCAGACTATATCATTTTCACGGGGTTATCATACATAATCACTTATGTATGACTGGGATATTCCCATAGTCGTTGAGGCTGACCTTATCGTGCCTGCTGATTAACCAATCCTTTAACTGTTTCGATTACAATAAATACAAAATACTGTAAGTGCATAAAAGCTCTAAGGTTTTTCCAGCATATAACCCGTTTTTACTAGGGCAAGATAGTTTACCCTAAACAATCAAGTTTCGTCCACCAGCAGGCATCAAGACCATACATATCATTACAAGAAACCATGTGTTCTGTTGTAGACAAACTAAATAAACCTATTTCTTCATCTATAGGTCTACTAGCACAGAGAACTCCTGCTGGGTGAGTACCTACAGAAACAATCACATCTTGAACCAAATCAACATACTTAAAAAGTTCTGGATATTTCTTTCTTAATGCCTCTCCTGCTATTTCAACTTTTTTGCCATTAATTTCAACCTCTTCAAGTTTATCACAAATTTCTGTGACTTCATCAAGCGACAGTTCTAAAGCTCTACCTACATCTCTTATAGCGCCTCTTAATTTAATAGTACCAAAAGCGGCTATTTCAGCGGACTTTATTTTATCACAAGTTAAAAGAAAGTTTCTCGTTTTATCTCTGTCGGGGTCGTAATAATCACTATCAATATCACAATTACTAACACGATATTCATTAGCGAACCTAAAGAAGTTAAGGTCAAATCTTATACTATCCATTTCTGTTATGCCTAATAGATAAGCTATATAAGACCCAGACACACTACCTCTACCTGCACCAACATATATGTTGTTTTCGTGTTCCCAATCTCGCACAAATTTCTGGAACAACATAAAGTCTATCATGTGTGTTTTTTCATAAACAGGAAGTTCTTCTTCAATGCGCTTTACAATCTCTTCCTTAGTATGAAATTTAAGCGCATATGGGTGAGTGTCAATAGAATCATAAACCATCTTACGGAATACTTCAAGAGAATTATCATACAACTTAGGATATTTTGTAGACATATCAAGCTCAAAAGGCTCTATCATATCCTCAATAATCTTAGTTGTCCTGATGGCTTCAAAAACTACATCCATTGGCAAACTATTTTGCTTACGATAACTCTCTACAAGTTCATCGTAAGTTTTAAAAGTTAAATCCCAACCATCTTCGTTATCAAAATATACTTTTTTTGCTTTTTGCATAATCACTCTGGCTTCTGCATGAGGCTCATCTATGCTGTGAGTATCAGTTCCAGTTATAAGTCTAAGTCCTGTTTTTTGGGACAGAATATACAAATTTTTGTTATAGGAAATTTGTTCAGATACATTATGATGCTGTATCTCTAAAAAAACTCTATCCTTATGGGTTATTGCCCAATTAACAAATTTTTCTTTTAATTCATCTTTTTGACTGTTCAACAGTCCGGCAAGACAAGCTGTGGTGATAATTATGTTATCGCTAGTGTTCATTATATCGTCAAGCGAAATTCTTGGACGATAGTAGAATGAGTTATCGTGTCTATTATATGATTTGGTGTTAAGCCTATTTAATTCCAGAAACCCATCATAGTTTTTTGCAATTAGGACAAAATGGTAATTATCTCTTATAGCTTCGTCAAGGGTTTCAGTGACATAAGCTTCCATTGCATGAACATACTTCATTCCTGCTTTTTCGATTTTGCTCTTTTTCTCATACCAATTCAGAATATTTCCATGCTCCGAGAAAGCTAACGCCGTCATTCCACACTCTTTAGCTTTATTAATATACATATCTATCTTAGTAACACTATCAATATTTGTAGTGCAACTACTATAGTCACTGTGTAAGTGGTATATAAAATAATTGCTCACAAAATCACTCCTTATAAAAATAGTTGTGCTACATTTATTATAGCACAACTGTCTCATTTTGTCAAGTCATTTGTTAATACGGACACTCTTTTACAGTATCAATATCATCAAGGACTCTCTTTCCAACAAGCCAACCATTTTCTCCAAATTGTTCAGAATTATATTTTATAGAACCATCGTCCCAATTATATCTTCTAAATTTATTGTCGCTCATTCCTGTTAATCGTCTGGTAGCTTTGTCATAGTTCAACCCCATGCAATACTCGGCTTCGCCTAAAACTCTATCCTTAAACACTGTGAGTTGTCTGTCATACCCAGCTTCTTTTATCTTCTTGTCATGTGGAAAATCAAGTCCAAAAATTCTATCCATAAGATTTACGAAGTTAGAAGTTCCAAGTATGTCATACATACTCAGAGGGACTCCTGTTTGTGGCTTTCTAGGGTGACTTACGATATGAACTTGAAGTCCATTCTTTTTAGTAAACTGGATAAGTTTATTTAGGAATGACAACTGGACTGAACTAATATCTTCCTCTCTACCCGCCTGAAAATTGAGACAAAGCCAGTTATCTAAAATAAAAATTTTAGTACCTCGGCGTGTATAGACGTTTTTCATCTCATTTAATACGTCTTCTGGGTTCGTTAAGAGCAAATTATCGTAGACTAAAATTTTGTTTTTATACACCTGTTTGATTTTTGACGTAGCTTGCGTAGTTGGTTTATAATACTTAAATCCGTTATCATTTGTGAACTCTATCGTATGGTCTCTGCCAGCAGATTGTGCTAAAATCCAGTTCAACATCTGACTGGGTGTGCTTTCGGCATTAAACCAAAAAACGCTTTCACCTCTATCAATTGCCTCCAATACACAGGATTGTGTTAAAAGTGTTGATTTGCCACAATTACCAGTTACCACTATCCTATCTCCTCTACGCATTATCCACATATGAGATGGGACAGTAAAACAATATTTAAAGCCATCAATAGGTTTATATGAGCTTATTTTTACCTTGCTATCTCCAGCTATACCAGAAAGTTTTCTTTCAGATATATTCAGTCCATATTCAACAGATTTTGTTTCATAAGATTTACCATTAACGGTTCTTATCCTGCCCCTTCTATCGTATGTATTGATAGACACACTATATCCACATGATGTAAATGCAAATTGCACAAAATCAGCAGTAGATTTCAATGATGTGGAAAAAGTCATTCTTCCATCATGAATACTTCCGTCCCAAAAAAGAATGTTATCAACTACAACTTGTAATTGTTCATGTGTGCAATTAAACCACCAACTAGAAAAAACTTTTTCTCTGCGAGGTGGATAACAATAAAAATCGGTATATCCTTCGTTAGCCGAAATAGCCTCTCTATAGCTTATATTACATTTATTAAAAATCTCTCTTAATTTTTGCTTTTTACGGTCTTTTTTAATATGAAACCGACATAAATTAGTCTTGTTCTTGGTAAAAGAACCATCACAAATAACCGCACACATAAGTTCAATTTCCGGATTAGAAAGATTAATTCCACTTCCACTATAATTAAAAGTACGAACAAACTTTCCATGGAAACCGCCTGTGTTTGCTTCATGTATTGCCTTAACCTCTGCAAAAGACTTTGTTTTAAGATTCCCCATAGAGTTTATATATACCACGGTATGTTCATCGCTTAAACACTGATTTATGCCATATTTACTCTTAAATTCCCACAAGTTATTACAGCTGTACTTATGATATGCAAGTGGCTTAACAAGCGTTGCTGTACCATCTGCGTTATACTGGAGAACCTTGTCATCGGGTTGCCATTCAGATATTTTCTTCCATTCTCTACCGTTAAAAAACTCTGTATCACAATCCACACAACCTGAATATGCCGTCCATGCGTTTACAGTGCCATCAATATATCCATACAATTTTCTATCTAAGTCTGCAAATCCTGTAGGAGTATACTCGACCTTGTTAATATCAAATTCTTCTATTTCTACAAGGTCAATAATATTTCTAAGAGGAATTTCTTCTGCTGTATTGATAAGGCGTATAACTTCATTTTTACCACAAGCAATCAATATGTTGTTGGCATCTGTCTTACGTATAGAAAGGTTTTCATTATACCGCTTATAATACTTTTCTACATCATCTTCGTCAATAGATGTAGGCTTTACAATTTTGCATTTACCCTCCCCTAATCTTGATACTGCTTTTTGTAAACCGCCTTGTCCTGCTTTATCATTATCAAACCAAAGAATAATTTCATTTATACTATCAAGAAAATCATAATTAAATTCTATCCATGATAAATCTTCTGCTCCACCAGGAATTGAAACCACGTTTCTGTATCCCGCTTCCACTATTGAAAGACAATCAGGGAAACCTTCACAAATCACTAAGGGTTGTGTAATGTCAATTTTATTGATATTATAAAGACTAGGACACATATCCGCATCTTTCTGCCACCACATCTTAGGTTCGCCTTTGTTAATTGCTCTTGCTGGTCTATACTTAACAGCAAGAAGTTTATCGTTGATATCTCTAAGTTCAAAAACTATATTTCCATGATTATCTTCTTTTACCCCCATATAATCAAGAGTTTCAGAACTAATAGACCGCTTTGCTAAATATTTATTTACCTTGTCTCTGTTACCATTATTTTCTTCCCTAGGATAACGATAATTCTCGAAAAAGTCTTTCTTGGAACTCTTCATAAAAGAAAATTCATCATCAGAAAATTCTACATCGACAAGTTCAAATAACTTTTTTGCGGCTGTTACGAAACTGTATCCATACTTATCCATATAAAAATCTATAATGCCATAATTCTTTCCAGTTGAGAAATCCTTAAAGCAATTATCTTTTGCATTCCAAATAAAACTAGGATTATTGTCGTTAGGGTTAAAAGGGGATTTTCCACTTAATTTTTCGGCATTCCAATTTTCAATAGGGAGTTCTGTCGCTATAATTGCCGCCGCCTGTGTTCCTAGTTCTTCTTTTGCCTGATTGATTTTAATATATAAATTCTCCATTACATCACCTTATAATCCTACATATCCAGCCTCATGAAGTAATTCACAAATTTTAGGAACTTTGATTGTTACACTATCATTGATAATTATTACTTCTGCTTCTCTACATGTAGCTATATATTTTAGTTGCTCACTTTCTCTACATGTAGTTATATATTCTGGTTGCTTACTTATCATGGCATAAAAGGGAACTCCGACTATAATGAACTTATCTCCATCTCTAAGTTCATTAACTTTGTCTATTGCTGTTCCATATTCGGGAGCTTTATCACCATAAAGGACAGGAAGTCCAGCAAATCTATTAAAGTCATCATCATATAATTCATAACGGTTAGGTAATCTACCGTGTATAGAGATTACATTTTCTGAACCAGCTTTTTGATGCAATCCGTCTATGTTCATTGTAATAACGGGAAAATTATATTTTGCAATGGCAAGATGGGCATTATTTGGTTTTGCGTTGTCAACCGTATTGCACATCTGCTTTATAGTCTCCCTATATTCTTCTTTATGGTTTAATGCAAATGAGCGCGTCAGTTTGTCTCTAAGCCCCTCTTGTTCGCCAAAAGTTGGTATACCTGATTCGGCACTTATTCCTGCGCCAGTGAAAAACAAAACCTTTTTCATTTGATTACACCTCAATATTTTCTTTTCTGCATTGTTCTCTTATGGGACAAAAATTCATACAATAGAAATCTGTCTTATCTTCTAGTTCACTAAAATCAAAACAATTCTCAATTTCATCTACAGACTCTACAAGCCATTGATAAGCTTCATTGTAGTCATCATTATTAAAAGGTATCTCAATAAGTTCATCAGTTCTAAACATATTGAAATACAACTTCTTAGGAAGTTCTCCAAACTTTTTATACACCGCATACGAATATAAATATAATTGTTTCGCATATTCGGCTAATTCTTTTTTACTTTTAAACTTTGATTTTGATTTATGGTCTAATATTATTAGGCTTCCTTCTTTGTCTCTAGCAATTAAATCAATTTTTCCAGTAAAATTAAATTTATTTTCTATGGGAATTGTAAATTCGTACTCTGCTTGTATTATATCAAAATCGGGAAATCCGTCAAATCCCTCTAAATATTTAAGACCCGCCGCATAATAACTGTCTGAAAAATCTCTGCTGAAATCTTTTGACATATTCAACACAAATGATGAATGAACATTTTCATCATAGTGTTCTATATAATAAGACATCATTTCATAAACTTGGAGTTCGCCCTTCTCATATTTTTCTAATATTTCGTGTACGAAAGAGCCAAATTCAGAAGTTCCGTGAGATAACAACTCTTTAGGATTCTCAAAATATCTAACATAAAACGCTTTTTTACAATTATGAAACATCTTTATTTTACTATAACTATATGTTTCCATTTAATTTCTCCTTTCTAAAAAAATATAGCGCCGCTGAGATAAATATATGCAAATCTATTGTAATCTGTATATACCTATGCTGTGTTTGCCCTCACGATACAAACTTTCTATTTCATCATGTCTGTTTTCGTCATTGACTACTCATGTTTGATATAACACTCCATAGACGTAAATTCCCCGTCAGCGACAGGTACATAACTATGTAATTCTTTCAGATGAATCTACACAGCTTTATAGTTTGCTAAGTTTATACTAGCATTATAATCTCTATCAATTACCAGACCACAAACATCACATTTATAAGTTCTATCTGAGAGCTTTAAATCTCTCTTAATATTACCACAACGCGAACACATTTTGCTTGATGGATAAAACCTATCAACCTGTATGAATGTGATTCCGTATCTTTGAGATTTATATTTCATCTGTCTTATAAATTCATAAAACTTTTCGTCAGAAATTGCTTCGGCAAGATGTTTATTTTTCATCATTTGCTTAACGTTTAAACCTTCCATGACTATCTGAAATGGTTTGGCTTTCACTATTTCAGATGTAGTTTGGTGAATATAATTATTTCTAATATTTGTAAGTTTACGATAAATCAATTTAATTCTTTCTTTTTGTTTTTGAATGTTTTTGCATTCTTCCAAGGGTTTTTTGTATATTGGTTTGTGATTAACTGTAAGTTTATCTATGTTACCGTTAATCATTTTAGAAAATTTTCTTTGTTCTCTTTTTAGTCTTTTCTTTAATTCTCTAACGCGTTTAGTCTTATTGATGTTTTTAAAGATTTTACCATCAGAACAAATAGCCAAATCCTTTATACCTAAGTCAATACCCAAACTCTTATCCGTTAAAGTACATTCTATATCCTCAACGTTATAGCCTATTGACAAATACCAATATTTTCCATCGAATGAAATGCGAGGATTAGAATATTTCTCGTTAGGTTTGAGTTTTGGTAATGGTTCAGATGTCTTTACAAAACCTATCCTCTCACCACGAAAACCGTTAGGCTGTCTTGAAAGGCTTTCGTAATTGACATAAAAAGATAGCTTGCTTCTTTTCTTAGATTTAAATTTTGGCTTTCCACTCTGTCCAGAAAAGAACCTTTTGTAAGCACCGTCAGCATCTTTTACAGCTTGTTTCATGACGTTGTTGCTAACTTCTTTGAGCCATGTGTGCGTTGTAGGTTTTAAGACATTATTGATATACTTCCTAACTTCCCCCTCACTGATATCTCTGCGACCACTTTTTCCATTCTGTAAATATTCATCATACACCCTTTGCTTTTCAGATAAAAGATAATTGTAAGCCCATCTTGCAACGTCTACGCTCTTCATGAATAATATTTCCTGTTCAGTAGTTGGTTTAAGTCTTATTTTCTTCGACATCAACATTTTTTCACCTCCTCAATAAGCTATTTTGTATAAATCTATTGACATATGTAAAGATTTTTATAAACAGCTTATAGCGCCCTTTACGGGGCGCTATTGCCTAAATCACTTTAGAAAGGATAGTCCTCGTTATCGCTAGAGCTATCGTCTGCTACAGGCTGTGGCTTAGCAGGAGTATTTGTAGGAGCGCTGTTGTTACCAGAATTCTTCTTAGACTCAATGAATTCGATACTCTCTACAATAATCTTTGTAGTTGAGCGCTTATTTCCGTCCTTGTCTTCGTAATTGTCTACCTGCAATCTGCCACCAATACCAATTCTGTCTCCCTTGCTGAAATAGGTATTAATGGTTTCTGCCGTCTTTCCAAAAGCAGTACACCGAACAAAATCTGTCTCAGGGTTTCCTCCATCCTTTGGCTTCATTCTGTTTCTTGCAAGATTAAAGTCAAGAACCGCTACTCCACTAGGAAGCTGACGAAGCTCAAGGTCGTGAGTAATTCTACCTAAAAAATCTACATTATTTCCAAACATATATTTATCTCCTTTTAATTAACCTTTGAGTGTAAGAAGTTCGTTGATTACATTATTAGCTACATCTACAGACTTTATAGAATTAAAGTTTGCACTAGGCTTTCCGTTCACTATATGAAACTTCTTAATTGCAGTAGCAATGATTTCTCTATCTACATTAGCAGATGTAAGTGCGCCTGTAAGACTCTTGATTTCCGACAACTTGTTTGCGAGTTCATTTGCTTCGGTTACAGTGCCATCACCTGTAGCTTCTCTGTTTTCTGCAAACTTTATATCAGATATGCTTACGCCCTCGCCACTGTTAGCCCACTTAATAATCTTTTCGCCAAAAGCTTCTGACAGAAGAACATCTCCCTCTTTTTCGAAGATGTGCGTATTGTCCTTTTCGCTCTTAGCAACGTGACTATCTCTATCAATATTAAACGTACAAGTAAAGTTGTACTCAAATCCTTCTCTTTGCTTAGCTCCGACACCAAGTTTCTTTACAGAAACCTTGCCCCTATCATCCTTGTCGACTTCGTACTGGTCTTTACCCTTCATAGTGGCAATAATATGAATTGGCGATAGAGCAAGGGCATCAATAAATCTATCATGCCTTGGCGAGACCTTCGACCAATCCTGATACTTACCACCAAGCTGTTGCTGGAGTTCAAGACAACCACCCTTGCCTTCCCACTCGGCAGACGAACTATCAATAATAAGTACTGAATACTTTTCGTCAACTGCGTAATTAATAAGGTCAATGAAAAGCTCTGGATTATATGGAGATTCAAGGTCTACGATATCATACTTAAACTCATTAGCATAATATCTACCACGAGAACCCTCTGTGTTAGCAAGAAGTATCTTCCCCCTCTTACCATCTATCTTTTCCATTTCGTCAAGCATACCAGTTGCAAGCCTCAAAGATGTATAACTTTTGCCAGAGCCGCTTGCCCCCATTAATGCAATCTTTACGGCAATCTTTTCTCTTACGGCTTCAACAGCCTTAAACTTCATTCCCATGCGCAATCACCTCACTGTATAACACTATCTGTTGTTTCTTGCGTTCTATTCTTTGCACGGCACTCTTCACATCTAAGAGGCATTGTGCCATAGTTCTTAACATAATATATTACATCTGGGTCTGATATAATATAAAACTTACCACAAGTCTTACAAATTCTTGCAGATGCTCTCCGATGTGGAGCAAAATCTCTCTTAATTGTGTTTTCTGTAGTGGTTGCTACAGAGTTTTCTGTAATAATCTCTGACATAATTATTTTCTCCTTTTACTTGTTGTAATGAGCATTGATAATCTCATTAGCTATCTCATTGGTCTTGTTAAGCTTCTCGCCAAGGTTATTGATGATTCTCTCTTCATCTGCAATACAAGCCATAAGACTAGCAATTTCCTGCTTCATAGACTTAATATTGCTTTCGTGACACTTAATCTTCGTGAGTGTCTCCTTGTAGCCGTACTTAGCAAGAGCAAGCTGTTCGCCAAACTTCTTATCATAAGCATCATCGGGGGCACACACGGCAATAGCCTTAACTCGTCTACCCTTTACATATCCCTCTGCAATTACAGCCTTGTTTACGTCATCAAACTTAATTCTCATAAAAACTCACCTTTCACATACTGATTTTTTTGTTTTAAGTTGTTGTCAACTACTCTTATATTATATCACAAAATACTAGATTTGTCAAGTCATTTTTGAAAATTTATTCTATAGTTACTTTTGCATTCCAGTGGGCGTTTAAAAAAGTATGCTCTCCTTCTACAACAAAAGGAAAAGAAATATTTACAGCTCCAAGAAACTTTACAAACTTCTTTTTTGTCTTTATAACAGTCACTGTTGTTGGAGCGTCTCTTCTGAAATAACAAAACCGCACTATTTCGTTTTGAGATATATTCGATATATCTGCTGAGCGCCATAAATGTGAAAAACAATGCCCACTCTTTACACATTTATAATTTTCGTTTTTAATTTCAAATGTGTAAGTTCTATTCCCTAAATATATGTATTTTTCACCAGTAACCGTTTCATATACACCACCAACAATTAATTTGCTAGAAGAAATAGCTTTCATCTCGGATTTACGCTTTTCTTTCTCTTCTTCTTCTTTTGAAAGAAGCTCTAAGACTTTATCCTTAATTTTTATCTCCGTTTCAGAAAGATTTTCTAGCAAATACATATTGTTTGTGTAGTTACCTCTGCACAATGTATTGTCTTTTGATAAAAAATACATAGATTTACCCATAAACACGCCAATGTGCATATGCGAATATTGACCAATTCCCATATAAATACACATATTTCCATCGTGTATTTCTCTTCCTAAAATATCTTCCATCTATTGTACCTCTCACGACCTTGATAAATTCTCTAGAAAATCATCAAGTTGCTTTGTAGGAATATGTAAATTTTTATAAGCCTGATAAATACGCATGAAATAATAAACGTCAGGGACTCCATTTTCTGCATTATTGGACATTTTATATAGAAAACCTTCAATTGTTTCGCCATTTTTTATAACTACTTTACAATTGTCTATTTTCTTGTAAAGACTAGGATATCCCTCAAATCTATCAAGCGTTTCCAGTTCGCTAGGGTTTGTAATTTCCCAAACCACTACATTTGCAAAGTTGTCCTTGCTCTCTCTGACATCTGCATAAACATATGCCCTATTGGAATTACAGGTTTTATAAAACCCCATAGACCAATTCTGCAAAGTTCCTATGCCTACAAGTGTTGCAGTAGGACACAATCTTGACATTTGGTATACGCTCATATTACTTCCATATGCTATATACTTAATAAGAATTTCTCCTTTATGCGGCTGATAATGCCATATTTGTTATATTATTCGTATTGAATAAATCTTCCCATGACAAACCGTCAATCTGCTCCTTAGTAGCATATTTAGAAAACATTACTATATTATTTACAAATGTTAATGTTTTCATGAATGTGTCATAATCTGTAGTAGAAGCAAAGATTCTAAATTCAATAGTATTAGTATTAGTGAGATTTATAGCTATATATCTGTTTTCATTTTCTTCTATTGCCTCTTCAACATCATCAGATGGCTTTCTTGCCCATCTTTCTATCTGTTCGGTGTTTCTTCTTGAAAATTCAACAATATCATCCCAGAATTTATTAAATATTGTGAAGAGATTTACAAGGTTGTCTTCGCTTGTGAAATAGTTTCTGTTAAAATGAACGTGCATACCACAATTTGTAGTACCCTCCATGCCATATTCACGGTAATTATCCATAAGTGTTCTATACTTATCTCCCATACTTGCGTGAAATTGCAGTGTTGCAGGCTGTGATATTGTTTCAAATCCATAGTCAAGACTCCCGTCACGTTCTGTATTTACAAACTCATCACCAAGTATCTGATGTACATTATAAGCACAATCAATTGTTCTGTCATCATCTTCATCTATATTTTCTGTTTCTAATTCAAACCCCATATAAGGATACACGTTGTTTCTAGTATCACCATAGAAGTTACGTCTACGATAATGACTATCGTGATAACTTCTAATAAGATTTCTCGCTTGTCTAGCACAAGTAGGACATCTACCATTGCTATTTATGTTGCGTGGAAGAAACCTGTTATTGCAATCACAACAGTTTCTACTATAAACGTCAACGCAATCCTGACAGAAATAATGAGCGGCTCTATTATATCCGTTCCCATCATATCCCCATACAGACCTTAATTCAAAATGTTCGTGATATTCTCCACAACCCTCACAAGCAGTATAATTACTCTTATCCTTATAAGAAAGATAAGTAATAACTGTCCGACCAAAAATAGAAGTTACAAACTCTTTAGGGCAAAGCTTACCACTTATAGTGGTAACATATTCTACATATACAGGGACTTCAATACTAAGAGAAAGCTTTTCTTCTCTTACAGAATAATATTGTTTATTATCTCCATCATTGATACTGTCTGATATTCCCTCTGGTATTGCTCTTGCAAATTCATGGGGAGTATCGAAACGTAAATCATACCATTCTGTATCGTGCGATATATGGATATCAAAAATAGTGGCGAGATAATTGATGTCCCGTCTATGATATATAACTTTATCACCAATTTTAAAACTCATGACGTATTTCCTTTCAAAGTACTTTTATTATTGCATATATATTATATCACAGAATTTTCATTTTGTCAAGTCGTTTTCTTGAATTTTCTGTAGTTACGCCTTGCCATGAATATTGCTCTATATATCTTTCTCTTAATTCTTTCTTGCTTTGAATTGGTATCATAGCAAGAGTATGTAAACTCCTTATTTCTTACAATAGTTTTATAATAACCATAAGCAAATTCATCTACATATCCACAACAAACACAATTATACATAGTTTCTCCTACATCGTTTGTTGGGTCTAAATATATTAGAGTTGTATTTTCACGACCACAGACAGGACAACGAGTTTTTATAGTAATAGCTTATCACCTCTTTGTTATAATAAAGATTCTATTCTTTCTTTAGCAATATTGAAATATCTCTCATCAAGCTCAATGCCAATAAAATTGCGATTCGACTCATCTGATTTTCTTGAAAACCATTACTGGCTCTTTAAAACCCTTATATTGTTCTTTGGAATAATTTGAATTCATAGTATAATTCTTTTTAGCCTGATGTTGCATTTCAAATATTTCTACGAATTCAAACCCGTCAATACTTTCAAATATTTTGAACCAATCATCAAACAACGGATATCTTTTACCATGAGTAAGGTTTTTAATATTTATCATGGCATATCCACCAACCTTTAGATACTCATAAGTGTTTTGAATCGTGGGTTTAACAAATCCTTCTAGCCACTCATTATATGTCGGAAACATAGAAATTGACTGACCTTTATCTTGACTATATACTTCAAAATCAAAATATGGTGGAGATGTAAACGAGACATCGAATAAACATTTTAATTCTGGTTTGTATATTTCACTACCACAAACGTATAAACCACATCTTTGCTCTGGTGTAATTACTTTGTTTACTCTTAAAAAATTACAATATTCCACCAATTTATCATGTAACTTTTTGTTAGGGTCAAAGCCACAATAGTTATGTCCAGACAATAAAACTGCCGACATTCTACTGCCAAAACCGCAGCTTGTATCTAAAATGTTTATTTTTTCTCCATTGATGTCGTGGTATCTAAAATAAATCTCTCTTGCTGTTCTAGGACAAAAATTTGCTACCTTTTGCGCAAGCCTTCCTGCGTTTCTAAAAAACGACTTTATATTAGATATTTCATCGCCAGTATAAAAGTTGGGCTTACTCTTGGTATATTCAATGATAAAATTAATATCATCTGCGTTCTCTAAAGCTTCCATTGGTGTTTTGTTTCCCCTAGGAGCTTTAGATTCATATATTATTTCTTCAAAAAAGTGATTTAATACTTTGCTTAATCTTCCTTTTCCTGTTTGAAAACTCTTTATATCATTAAGTAAAGTATTTGTATCATATTTTTTAAATATTTCATTTCTATGTTCAGATAAGTAACTCATACAAACTCCTTTATTTCTTTTTAGATTATAGGTATATTATATCACGTTTTAATCGTTTTGTCAAGTCATTTTATAAAGCAAAAGCACAGGGTTATACTTCCTGTGCCTCTTCCATGTCAGGTGCATCTGCGTTTTCCTTTATAAGACCTTCAAGAACGCTGAACGCATAAGATTTTATCTTTGCTACCTTGTATCTATCTGCCCTATCCGCTCTTAATACAATGCCCTCTCTAGTGTGTCTAGAGTCGATAGTAGAACAACCTTCAAGATACTTATTTACTCTTCCCATCATATCCTCATGAGTAGTATAAATAAACCTTTCAAACTCAGGAACTACCTTTGCTCCCATCTGCTCTGCTCTTATCTTTATATAATCATAAGGATATTCAATGACGTTTCCGTCTTCGTCTGTCTTAGTTATACGATAGATGTAAAAATCATTCTCACCCTTATCTTCATCACAGCCATAAGAGAAAGTCGTGGTCTTGCCATATCTCTTGACAAAATCCTTGTCGTTGAGCTTGGTATTATCTCCTCTGCCCATAATAGGGGAATTTTTCTCAGTAAAACCGACTATCTCTCCATAAATCGTTTCGCCCTTTTGGAGCTTGCCCTTAAAGAAATCTTCCCACTTATCTCGGAAAGCTTCATCACCGTAATATCCGACATCTCCCTTGCTACGAATGCGCCTGCGAGTTCCTCCAACATATTCATACTTAGGTCTCTTGAATATCTTAGAGAGTAAATTATCCTTATAAACAAAGGTGTTGGCAACCCTTTGCGAGCTTCCATGGCATTTTTCTGTCATTATTATAAGTTCTCCGGGCTTAAACATATCGGGATTATACTTTAGCTGAGGAGTGTCAATGTGTTCGGCAAAGAAAGGGTATCTTTCCTCTAGTCTCTGCTTATTAGCCTTAAATCTTCTGCTCTTACTATTATTAGGCTTATGGCGATTAACACTCTTAGGAATATATTTACAACAAATTTCGTTGCCATTTATAGTGGTAATCTGGTCTCCAACATTAAGAGTAGAAATATCACAGAACTTTTCAAGAGAAGTAAGCGGCATGAAAAGACCCTCGCTACGCTCACCTCTCAGTCCCATAGCTCTTACGTTTCTCTTACCCTCATCAAGATACCCACCAATGTTCT